TGCAGATTTTGGTCTGTACGGAACCGGGGGGTTTCGCGGCTGCCCCGAAATGGGGTTGACCTGCGGTTTTGCTGATACCTTGTTGATTCCCGAAATGGGAGGAATGTCATGCCACCCCTACCTAAAGATCCTTCTGTGCGCGCTCGGCGCAATAAGTCGTCGACGCGGGCTACGTTGTCTGCGGATCATGATGTGGTCGCTCCTGAGTTGCCGGATGGTGTGGTGTGGCATCCGTTGACGGTGCGTTGGTGGAATGACATTTGGGCGTCGCCGATGGCCCCGGAGTACACCGATTCGGATATCAACGGGCTGTTTCGTGTGGCGATGTTGTACAACGATTTTTGGACTGCGGATACCGCGAAGGCGCGGGCGGAGGCTCAGGTTCGGCTGGAGAAGGCTGATACCGATTATGGGACGAATCCGTTGGCTCGCCGCCGGTTGGAGTGGCAGATTGAGGCGACGGAGGATTCGAAGGCGAAGGGGTCGAAGCGGCGGAAGTCGGAGGCCGCGCCCGTGAGCCGGTCTGAGCCTGGTGATGATCCGCGCCTGAAGCTTGTGACGTAGCGGTTCGACCGAGGCAGCTTGGATGGCTGTACTTCAGGTGCCGGCCGTGGATTTGGCGTTCCCGACGCTGGGTCCGCAGGTGTGCGACTTCATTGAGGATCGGATGGTGTTCGGCCCGGGGTCGCTGTCGGGTCAGCCTGCACGTCTCGATGACGAGAAGCGCGCGCTGGTGTATCGGCTGTATGAGTTGTATCCGCGTGGGCACCGTTTGGCTGGCCGTCGGCGGTTCGAGCGGGCTGGTGTCGAACTCAGGAAGGGTGTAGCCAAGACCGAGTTCGCGGCGTGGATTTGCGGTGTGGAGTTGCATCCAGAGGCGCCGGTTCGGTGTGACGGTTTTGACGCCGCGGGGAATCCTGTGGGTCGGCCGGTGCGGTCGCCGGTGATTCCGATGATGGCGGTCACCGAGGAGCAGGTGTCGGAGCTGGCGTTCGGTGTGCTGAAGTACATCTTGGAGAACGGCCCCGATGTTGATCTGTTTGATATCAGCAAGGAGCGGATCGTCCGGTTGTCGCCTTCGGGTGGCGAGGATGGGTTCGCTGTTGCTGTGTCGAATGCTCCGGGGTCTCGCGATGGCGCGCGGACGACGTTTCAGCATTTCGATGAGCCGCACCGGTTGTTTATGCCGAGGCATCGTGACGCGCACGAGACGATGTTGCAGAACATGCCGAAGCGGCCGATGGAGGACCCGTGGACGTTGTACACGTCGACTGCTGGGCAGCCTGGTCAGGGCAGCATCGAAGAGGACGTGCTTGCCGAGGCGGAGTCGATCGCCAGGGGTGAGCGGCAGGACCCGTCGCTGTTCTTCTTTCGGCGCTGGGCCGGTGATGAGCATGATGATCTGTCCACCGTGGAGAAGCGTGTCGCCGCTGTCGCGGATGCCACTGGCCCTATTGGGGAGTGGGGGCCGGGGCAGTTTGAGCGGATCGCGAAGGACTACGACCGCACGGGTATTGACCGCGCTTACTGGGAGCGGGTCTATCTGAATCGGTGGCGTAAGTCTGGCTCTCAGGCGTTCGATATGACGCGCCTGGTGCAGTGCGATGAGACGGTGCCGGATGGAGCGTTCGTCACCGCTGGGTTTGACGGGTCGCGGTGGAGAGATGCGACGGCTGTCGTGGTCACTGAGATTGCGACGGGACGCCAGATGTTGTTGGGCTGTTGGGAGCGGCCCGAGAACGTCGAAGAGTGGGAAGTCCCTGAGCATGAGGTGACAGCGCTCGTTGTGGACATGATGGCCCGGTTTGAGGTGTGGCGCATGTACTGCGACCCGTGGGGCTGGGATTCGACGATCGCCGCGTGGGCGGGTCGTTTCCCGGATCGGGTTGTGGAGTGGGCTGTTGGCGGCGGCGGCAGTTTGAGGCGTGTGGCTGCTGCGACGCAGGGTTATGCCGATGCGTTGGCGACTGGCGACGCGGCGCTGGCTGCCAATGTGTGGCGACCGAAGTTTGTTGAGCATATGGGTCATGCGGGGCGGCGTGAGCTGAAGCTGGTGGACGATACAGGCCAGCCGCTGTGGGTGATGCAGAAGCAGGATGGCCGTTTGGCCGACAAGTTTGATGCTGCGATGGCGGGGATGTTGTCGTGGGAGGCGTGTGTTGATGCGCGTCGTGATGGTGCACGTCCGCGCCCGAAAGTGTTTGCGCCTAGACGGATCTACTAGTCGCCATAGAGACAGAGAGGGGGTCAGCTGTTGACTGCTTCAACGCCAGCAGAATGGCTCCCGGTACTGACGAAACGCATCGACGACGGCATGTCGCGGGTGCGCTTGTTGGCGCGTTACTCCAATGGGGATGCGCCGCTGCCCGAGTTGACGAGGAATACGTCGGCGGCGTGGCGCACGTTTCAGCGTGAGGCTCGCACCAACTGGGGTTTGATGGTTCGTGACTCGGTTGCCGACCGGATCATCCCGAATGGCATCACGGTTGGTGGTTCCGCCGATAGTGATTTGGCGTTACGTGCACGGCGCATCTGGCGGGACAACCGCATGGATTCCGTGTGCAAGCAGTGGGTCAAGTATGGGCTGGACTTCGGCGAGTCGTATTTGACGTGCTGGCGTCGTGATGACGGTACGGCGACGATCACAGCTGACTCTCCTGAAACGATGGTTGTCAGCGTTGACCCGCTGCAGCCGTGGCGGATCAGGTCCGCTATGCGGTGGTGGCGGGACCTCGATGCCGAGTCGGATTTTGCGATTGTGTGGTCGGGTGACGGGTGGCAAAAGTTCGCCCGTCCGTGCTTTGTGCAGTCGTCGTCCCGGCGCAGGCTGGTGACGCGAATCTCAGACTCGTGGGTTCCGGTTGGTGATGCTGTAGTGACCGGTTCGCCGCCGCCGGTGGTGGTGTACCAGAACCCTGATGGCATGGGCGAGGTGGAGCCTCACATTGACATCATCAACCGGATCAACCGGGCTGAGCTTCAGTTGTTGACCACGATGGCGATCCAGGCTTTCCGTCAGCGTGCGTTGAAGTCGACGGAGCATGGGTTGCCGAAGGTCGATGAGAACGGCAACGCGATCGACTACGCCTCGATCTTTGAGGCCGCGCCGGGAGCGTTGTGGGAGTTGCCCCCTGGGGTTGATATCTGGGAATCGCAGACGAACGACTTCACTCCGATGTTGTCGGCGATCAAGGAGCATATTCGACAGCTGTCGTCGGCGACCAAGACTCCGTTGCCGATGCTGATGCCGGACAGCGCGAACCAGTCAGCTGAGGGTGCGCACAACATTGAGAAGGGCTTCCTGTTCAAGTGTGAGGATCGGTTGTCGATAGCCAAGATCGGCCTTGAGGCCATCTTGGTTAAGGCGTTGCAGATTGAGGGCGAATCGGTTGAGGACACCGTTGATGTGTCGTTTGAGTCGCCTGACCGTGTGACGCTGGGGGAGAAGTATTCCGCAGCATCTCTGGCTAAGGCGGCCGGCGAGTCGTGGGCGTCTATCCGGCGGAACATCCTGAACTACAACGCCGATCAGATCAAGCAGGACGATCTCGATAGGGCGCGTGAGCAGATAACTTTGTTCGCCGGCAACTCGGTGCAGCGTCCCCAGGAAGATGGATCACGCTGAGTATGCGGCTGCGACCGCTGAACTGAGGCGCAGACTGCTCGAATATGTGTCCGCAGCGTGGACATCGGTAACGCTGTCTGACAGTGGACTGCAAGAGTTGACATCTTCGGTGGCACCGGTTGTCCAAGCGGCCCAAGAGTCGATGGCGGCCATGACTTCGGTGTACATCGCAGAAGTCACCCAGCAGTCACCGGTGCAGGCCGTCGAGGTTTCCGCGATTCGCGGTGTGCCGTCGGAGACGGTGTACGCGCGACCTGTGATCACAGCACGTACGGCACTGTCGGAAGGTAAGAGCGTCGCGGCCGCACTCCGGGCCGGTCAGCGTCGTATCGAGAACCTGGCGGGCACCGACCTGCAACTTGCAAAGACGCACCAGGCTAGGTCGTCGTTCGCCCGCAGCGGTGTCCAGTTCTACCGCCGCGTCTTGACCGGCAGAGAGAACTGCGCGCTGTGTGTCATCGCATCAACCATGCGGTACCGCAAAAACTCGTTGATGCCCATTCATCCGGGCTGTGATTGCGATATTGACGTGATCCCGCCGGGGATGGACTTCGACACGATCAGCACGGAGCTTCTCAACGAGACGCATGACCAGGTGAAGGCGTTCGCGAGTATCGCGGATCGCGGCGGACGCGCCGTTGACTACCGAAAGTTGATCGTCACTCGGGAGCACGGCGAGGTTGGGCCCGTCCTCGCATGGCGTGACCAGAAGTTCTCAGGCCCCAGAAGCATCCAGCGCTGACCCCGGCGGTCTGGATAACGCACACATGGCCCGTAACGGGCATGTCACAAAGAAAACCCATCCGCAAAGGAAACAAACCCTCATGTCTGATGATGTGACAGCAGAAACGTCGGAACACAGCGCCGTAACGGAGCCAGTGGAACCGGCAGGCGACCAGGACGCAACCGCCACGGTTGAGGAGCCCACGCAAGCTCCGAAACCAACTGAGACGGTCGAGTTCTGGAAGAAAATGGCCCGCAAGAACGAGGCGCAAGCCAAGGAGAACTTCGCGGACGCCAAGAAGTGGCGGGAGTCGCAGGAAAAGATCGGCGACGACCCGCTGGCCCGGATCGAAGAACTGGCACGAAAGTTCGAGACGGCTGAGCGTGAACGCATCCGAAGTGAAGTGGCGCGCGAAACGAAAGTCGATCCTGAGTTCATTCATGGCGACACCGAGGAAGAGATGCGCGAATCCGCCGACCGGTGGAACGAATTCGTCAACAAGCGGATCGAAGAAGCGCTGAAGGCCAAAACGGCATCGTCGGCCGTGCCGACGTCGGAAGTCACATCAGACAAGAAGGTTGAAGGCCCGAAGCCTCTCACCCCGGCTGAGTACGCGGCGCTGCCGCCTGCCGAGCGAAAGAAGGCGCGCGAAGAGGGCCGACTTGACAGCTATCTACGTGGAGAACTCCACTAACACAGAAGGGAGCCAAAAATGGCTTTCAACAACTTCATTCCTGAACTCTGGTCGGACATGCTCCTGGAGGAGTGGACCGCCCAGACCGTTTTCGCCAACCTCGTCAATCGCGAGTACGAAGGCACTGCAAGCAAGGGCAACGTGGTGCACATCGCTGGCGTGGTGGCACCTACCGTCAAGGACTACAAGGCCGCTGGTCGGCAGACCTCGGCGGACGCCATTTCTGACACCGGCGTCGATCTGCTCATTGACCAGGAGAAGTCGATCGACTTCCTGGTCGATGACATCGACCGTGTTCAGGTCGCTGGTTCGCTGGAGGCCTACACCCGGGCGGGCGCCACAGCTCTGGCCACCGACACCGACAAGTTCATCGCCGATCTTCTGGTGGACAACGGGACCGCGCTGAGCGGTTCGGCACCTACGGACGCTGATGACGCGTTCGACCTGATCGCCACGGCGCTCAAGGAGCTGACGAAGGCGAACGTCCCGAACGTGGGGCGTGTCGTTGTCGTGAACGCGGAGATGGCGTTCTGGCTGCGGTCGTCCGGGTCGAAGCTGACCAGTGCGGACACCTCCGGCGACGCTGCTGGTCTGCGCGCGGGCACCATCGGGAACCTCTTGGGCGCCCGGATCGTGGAGTCGAACAACCTGCGGGACACCGACGATGAGCAGTTCGTCGCGTTCCATCCGTCGGCGGCGGCGTATGTGTCGCAGATCGACACCGTTGAGGCTCTGCGGGATCAGGACAGCTTCTCTGACCGGATCCGTGCTCTGCATGTGTACGGCGGCAAGGTTGTCCGCCCCACTGGCGTGGTCGTCTTCAACAAGACGGGCAGCTAGTGCTCGCTACTGCCGATGATGTTGCCGCGGCGCTGGGGCTGTCCAGCGCCGCGGACCTCACTGATGAGCAGTCAGCCCGGGCCGACGCGCTGCTGGAGCGTGTCAGCGATGCGTTCCAGCGCGCGTCGGGTCGAGTGTTCACCGATGGCGTCACCCGCGTGCGGGCGAACGTGGTCAATGGCAGGGTGTGGCTTCCCGGCCTCGTGGTCGAGGTCCGCAGCGTTGAGGGTATCGACGGCGCTGCTGTGGATTTCACTCAGGATGGTGACTATGTGGACGTATCCGAGAATGGGCGCCCACTGGTAACCGGAACGGTCGTGGTGGTTGAGTACGTCGGCGGCGGCGCGCCGGAAGCCGTCACGGCGCTCGTCGCGTCTGTGGTTGCGCGACATCTGACGGTGCAGCCCGGTTCGGTGCAGTCGCAGGCCGTATCACTCACGGCTGGTCCGTTCACTCAGCGCAACGCAGAGTGGGTCTCAAGCACCTCATTGTTCACCGCCGATGAGCTTGCCGAGGTTCGCCGGTTCGCGCATCCCATCCCGACTATCACGGTGCATCGGCTGTGACGTTCCCTGTTTCGTTCACTGTGACGCATTACCCGCATGTGGGTGATGATTCGGATGGGCTGGGGAACACGATCCCGGTGTTCGGGCCTGGTGTTCCGGTGGGTGCTATTCAGTTGGCACCGCATGTTCAGGTGATTGGTTCGGCGACGATGACCGAAACGGAAGTTGTCGATGTGGACCTGTATTTGCCGGTGGGTTCACCAGTGGCGGTGAAGGATCGTGTCGAGTTCGGCGCGGACGTGTTCGATGTTGTCGCGGTTCGGGACTGGACATTGGGGTTCCACGGCTGGGCGCCGGGTCTGGTTGCCGAGTTACGAAAGGCGGCTTAGCTGTGGCGAGTGGCCCTACAAAGAAGAATCCGCTGGCGAAGTTCGGTATCAGTCTCGACGACTTCGACAAGCTGCCCGAGGTGAATCAAGGCGTCAACGAGTTCATGGATGAGGTTGCCGCCGCGTGGAAGCAGAACTCTCCGGTGTCGTCGGGCGATTACCGCGATTCGGTTCAGGTGACGGAACGCTCCACGAACAAGGGACGCGGCAAGGTGGGCGCGACCGATCCGCAGGCGCACCTTGTGGAGTTTGGGTCGGTGCACAACGACGAGTATGCGCCGGCCCAGAAGACGGCTAAGCAGTTCGGCGGCACCGCTTATGGCGATTGATTCTGCGCCAAGCATTCACCGTGTTCTGGTGGAGTGGCTTTCCCCGCTGGGGAAGGTTTCGACGCGGCGGGTTGCGAATGATCCTTTGCCGCATCGGGTTGTGCGTCGCGTTGATGGTGTGGATGTGCCGGAGGTGGCGCAGGATGTGGCGGTCGTGTCGGTGCACACGTTCGCCGCTGGAGACGTGGCCGCTGACGCGGAAGCCGAGTTGACGCATCAACGGATGATCGAGTTGGCGTTGAATCCGTTGACGTTGATCACCCTGTCTGGGGGTGTGACGGTGACGATCGACTACTGCAGGTCGCTGATGAAGCCGATACCTGTTGAGTACAGCGACGATCCGCATGTTGTTCGGTATGTGGGCCGATACGAGGTTGGCCTGCCATACCTGTCTTGAGTTTCAGCCCCAGAAACCTGGAGTTTCAGCCCCAATTTTGTTTCGCCGGAATAGCAAACATCCGGTCCCCCTATCATGTTGAGAGGAGCGTCCTATGACGCAGCCATTGACCGGCACCGACTGGAGCGCCGGCGGATTCACAGACATCCACAAGCCGTTCATCGAGCGTGGCGGTTTGCAGGCGGTTTTCATCCGCGACAACCGCGGCGCCGCGACGGACATGTCGCCGTTCGAGGATGATTGCGTGACGGTGAAGTGGTCCCCGTTCGCTCAGGACGGGAAGCTTCGCGACGACCTGTTCATCCGCCGCAAGGTGAACGGTAAGTACGAGTACAACACTGACCCGAATGAGGGCTGGTGGCACATCGGCTGCAACCCCGAGGATGGTGGCGCTGAGCGTGAACCGGACGTCAGTTCTGATGATCTGATGGTGCTGCAGTCGAAGTTCCCCGTTGATTCTGAGGTGACGGAGAAGTCGTACACGGTGCGGTTCGTGGCGCTCGGCACGGCCGATCCGCTGATTCACCGGCTGGAGTCGGAACTTCCGTTGTGCGACAACGCCGGTAATCCGCTGGTGGCTTTGCCCGGTACCCCTGATTACGGTGAGGGTCCGCTGCTGGACGCTGACTCGGCCGAGTACCAGCTGCTGCTGCTGTATGCGCGCCGCACCTCGGGCGGGTTCATTTACCGTGCTGAGGGTTATCCGGCGGTGAAGCTGGACGACCAGGCGTCCAAGCAGCGGTCGAAGACCGATCCTGATACGGCGGACCTGACGTACAAGGTGCTGCCGAACGAGTACTTCATGCGGCCCGATCCGGCTGGGACGATTGCACTGGTTCCCGGCTACTTCTACGTGTGGATGGGTGGCCCCGGATGGGCTGAGCAGTACTCGGACGGCAGCTAGCCAGAAAAGCCCCTGCCGGGTGGGTGTTTGTGGCGCGCCGCATGGTGCGTCCGGGGCTGGCCCCCACCCGGCAGGCCCCTCTCCTCAGCCCCGTCTTTCAGCCCCGTGATTGCGTGAAAGGAAGCCCCAAATTCTCATGACTACTTCGAAGCCCACCAACAATGGCGCCGCGGCCCGTGAGCAGGCCACCGAGTTCGATTCCCCGTTCGCTGACCGTGTCCTTCGGTTCGACGACGGAACTACGATGTCGATCCCGCCTCACCCAAACTTGCGGATGCTCGACGACGACGCTCTGGAAGCCTACGAGGCGTACCTCGAAGAGATCGAAACTTACGACCGGGAACCTGACCTGTACATCCCGGAGCAGAAAGTCAAGGACCGAGACGGCAACGAGATGGTCCTGCCGGCGGAGACCCGCCCCGGCGCGGTGAAAGGCCCCCCGTACTACAAGGACGGTAAGCGTGTGTCGCCGCCGCGTGAAGTGCGGATCGTTCAGGTCGTGCTGGGCATGGACACCTACGAGGTGTTGCGGTCGAAGAAGATCAACGGGCGTCCCGCTGGTGCGCGTGATGTGTGGCGGGCGTGGACGGAGCAGGGCTTCACAATCGCGGAGCGAGCTGAGTCCGACTCGAAAAGTGATGGAGGCCCAGTGGTTTTGGAGACTGTATCCGAGGCAGATAGCGAGTGATCTGCGGCGCTTCTTCGGGTTGAGTGTTGCGGATTGGCATCAGGGCAGGCTGTCCAGTTTGGAGTTGCTGGACCTGTTCGGGGTGCGGTTCGTGGACAACACCGAGGAGCGCGTTCGGGAGTTGTATGTGGATTTCGCTCCTGTTGATGGTGCGGTGGCGCGGGCTGTTCGTGGTGGGCGTTGGTCTGAGCCGGAGTTGATAGCGGCGGAAACATACAACGAGATCGCCCGGTTCAGGGCGTCATTCCATGCATCGAAGAGCCGTAAAGCGGCGTATGAGCCGTTCGCTTTCGAGGACCCGGTTGATCGGTTGGAGAAAGCGAAAGCGTCGGTTGAGGCGCACGAGTTGCAGCGTGAGGTTGAGGCCGATCTGTTCGGCTGGTGACGGGAGGTGAGTGTCTGATGTGTGCTATTGATGGATGCGATCGACGAGTCTTCTCCCATAAGAACGGGCTGTGCGCAACACATGACCGATACCTGCGCCGGTTTGGCATTGCGGAGCCGACGCTCCAGCAGAGATTGTTTGCGAAGGTGGACAAGTCTGCGCCAGGTGGGTGCTGGCTTTGGACGGGCGGAACTACTAACCATGGGTATGGGAGGTTTAATAACCTTTCGCCGCACCGTCTTTGCTATGAGTGGGCGCACGGAGAGATCCCGCCCGGTATGGAGATAGACCACATCTGCCACGTCACTCTGTGTGTCAACCCGGATCATCTTCGCGTTACCACCGCGAAGCAGAATCGTGAGAATAGATCCTCTGGGTGGGGCAGGAGCGGAGTGCGTGGCGTGCGTTTCAAGGCTGGCAAGTGGGAGGCGGTCGTAGTTCATAACCGTCAGCACATTTACTGCGGACGGTTCGAGAGCAAAGAGTCCGCCGCTGCGGCCGCTAAGGCGAAGCGAATCGAACTGTTCACTCATAACGACGGTGACCGGGGAGCGTAATGCCTATCTACGTCAACATTATTTCCCGTCTTGATGAGCGTGCTGCTGCGGTGGCGGCGAAGAACATTGAGCGTGAGATGGAGGCGGCTGGGGCGCGCGCGGGGTCGTCTGCTGGTCGTGCGATCGGTGAGAATGTGGGCCGGGAGGCTGCGGCTGCGGGGCGTAATGCTGGCGAGCAGTTGTCGCGTGAGGTTGATCGTGCGACGCGTCAGGCCGGTTCTCGTATTGTTGATGGTTTTTCGTCGCATGGCGTGTCGGCGGGCCGGGGGTTTGGGTCGTCGTTTGGTTCGTCTCTTGCGTCGTCGTTGCCTGTGGCGGGCCGGTTTTCGTCTGCACTGTCGGGGTATGAGGGTGCGGCGTCGAAGGCTGGCGCGTTGGCTGGCCGCGCGTTGGGCACGGCTTTCACGGCCGCCGCGACAGGCATCATCGGCGCCGCCGGTGTTGCCCTGTTCAAGGGTTTCGACAGGTACAAGTCTCTTGATGCGACGTCGCATCGTCTTGCCGCGATGGGGAACAGCGCCGAGCAGGTTAAGACGATCATGTCGGATATCAACGAGGTGGTTGTTGGTACTCCGATTGCGTTGGATGAGGCGGCAAAGGCGGCTACTCAGTTCCTTGCTGGTGGGGTGAAGCAGGGCCGCCCGTTGCAGGCGGCGTTGACGGCGATCGCGGACGCTGCCGGTGCGTCTGGTCAGAAGTTCGGCGACCTGGCCGTCATCTTCAACCAGGTGTTCAACAAGGGCAAGCTGCAGGCCGAGGAGATGTTGCAGCTCAATGAGCGTGGCATCAATGTTCAGGCGGCGTTGCAGAAAGAGTTCGGCCTGACGAGCGCCGAGATTCAGAAGATGTCGAAGGACGGCACAATTTCGTTCGGCATGCTCGTGCAGGCGATTGAGGGCCAGTTCGGTGGCATGTCGAAGAAGCTGGCCGACACTGTTGACGGCGCCTTGTCGAACATGAACGCTGCTGTGGGTCGTGTTGGGGCGAACTTCATTTCGGCTTTGTTCGGTGACCCGCTGGACACGACGGAGGGTCCTGGCGCGCTCGCCAAGTCGATCAACAATGTGACCGACAAGCTGAATGACCTGAACGCGTGGATCGTCGCGCACAAGGACGACATCAAGCGCACCTTCGAGGAAGCTGCTGAGACTGCGCAGGATTTGTGGGATGCGCTGTCGAGCGTAGTCGAAATGCTCGACCGGATCGGTATCAGCGTTGGGGACGTGGTGACCGCGTTCGTGGCGTGGAAGTCCATAGCTGGCATCACGGCGCTGACGCAATCTCTCTCAACGGTGAGCACGACATTGGCCGGTCTTCCCGCGACGGCCGATAAGTCGGCTAAGGGAATCTCTGCCGCGTTGTCGCGTGTGGCGGTCCCAGCGTGGCTGGCGTTCCTGGTTGCGCAGAACGGCCCTGAGATTGAACAGGCCATTCAGAACGCGATTCCAGGTGCGGATAGCTGGAATCACTCCAATACGCCGGATCAGTTGGGTCGCAGTGCCCGTGAGTGGTGGGACCGCAACATTCAGGGCGGCACGGGGGTTGATCCGCAGCCGTCTCCGCTTCCTCAGCTCGGCGGCGGGTCTGGACCTGGCACGCCAACGGTTGGCGGCATTCCGATTCCAGGGCTTGTGGGTACGAACTCGAACGGTCCAGCGTCCCCGTTCGGTAACCTTCCCGGTCAGGTTCCATTGGATGTTTCCGTGGAGGATCGCCGCGGGCGTCGTGGTGGCGGCGCGCCTGGTTCGGATGGGGCACCCGCGGATGGCCCGTTGGCTGATCTGTTCCCGGGCGCGGTGGGGGCTGCTGATGGTGGTAGTGGTTCTGGCCCGAAGCTGCCGGATGCGCCTGTGTTGCCGTATGACACGACGCTGCCGCCGGGGATTGCTGGTATGCCACCCGACGCGGCCGTGTTCTCCGCTGAGTCGTCGTATCTGGATGCGCGTCACAAACTGGCGGAGAAGCGTGCCCGCGCCGCCCAATTGGAGCAGTCCACCGAAGCCACCGAGCAGGACCGCCTCAAGGCCCGCAACGATGTGATCGAAGCTGAACGCGACCTTCAGGCCGCCGAGATGCGCATGAGTGATGCCCGCGCGAATCAGTACGAGAAGCTGACGAAGCAAACCGACAAGCATGTCAAGGATTTGGGGCAGATCGGTGCCCAGCTTGATCAGGATTTCGGTATCTCGAAGGGTTTGGCGGGGATCGCGGAGAACATCACGAAGTTCGTGGCGAACCTCGCTGCGGCACCGTTGTTGGGGCAGTTGCAGGCCATTTCGGCCTATAACCCGACCCAGGGCGGGCACGGGTTGATGGGTGTGCTCGGCGCGCAGGGTGTGTTCGGGCCGCAGTACCAGAACAACCAGTACGACCGGGGCTCCTACCCGTCCGCCGGTGCGACCGGTGTGTCCATGACAGCCCTTCCATCGGCGCCGTCCGCTATTCCGGGGCAGTCTCCGCGCGACTTCGCGCACAACGTGATGATGCCGTTCTGGAAGAACATGGGCCTGGAGGCGGGCGACCATGCGGCTGATGCGTTTGGTGAGCATCAAAACGGTGCCTTGGACATCATGGTTCCGAACAAGGCTGTCGGACAGCAGGTTTTGCAGCAGGTCCTCAACGACCCGAATGTGTACGGCGCGATCTTCGACCGGCACTCTTACGGCTACGGCCGCGGCCCGCAAGGCCGGCTGATGGAGGACCGGGGCAGCCCGACCCAGAACCACGAAGACCATGTTCACGCCTTGTATAAGCCAGGTAACCCGAACAACATCAACCCGACCGGTTCAGCCGCCCCGGTGTCCGTTCCGACGGTGGCGGCAGTCGCCCCGTCCACAACGGCGTTCCCGCCGAGCAGTTCCGGTGGTGTGGTTCCGGTGTCGGTGACGAACTGGCCCGCCCAAGGCTCCGGTGTTGGCGTGACCGCCCCGACCGGTGGCGCGGGTGTGACCTCCCCGGGTGCTGCGCCGGCGGGAAGTCCAGCGTCGGGCACCGGTGCGGGTCCGCTGCCCGGTCCAGCTCCGGTGTCGTCGGGTGCGTGGGCGCCGAATCCTGCCCCGCTGCCCACCACGGGCGGCGGTGGCGGCCCGATGGCCGCTGGCGCACCGCAAGGCCTGTTCACTGGCGGGCCGACGAACACCACCAACATCGGGGCGAACGTCGCACCGTATGCCGGGTCCGGTTCAGGTGGTATCGGCATGGACGGTGGTGGTGCGCTTGGCATGGCGGTGCAGGCCGGCGGTATGGCGCTGGACGCGATGGCCCCGGGTGCGGGTCAGGCCGCGCAGACTGGGGTGAAGCTGATCAACCGCGCCATCGAGTACGGCGGTCAAGTCGCCGCGATCGGCGCCCAAGGGTTGATGGAAACGTTCCTGCCCACGGGTGGTTCGGATTTGGCGAACAACAACTGGATCACCCGCATTGCGGGTGGTTTGGCGGGGGCGGCCCCGGCGTTGCCGAACCTGGCCGGCCAAGCATCCCAGCAGCGCAAGGACATCGACCCACAGGCCACAGGCCAGGGTCAAACCCAAGTCAACCAGGGTGGCGACACGAACATCACGGTCAACAACCAGCGCGCCACCGAAGACGGTACAGGCCGCGACATCGCGTATCACCTGCAAAACCAGTACGTCATGCCGGGAGGGTAAATGGCTAAGAAGCATTACCCCGCCACTGGTGTAACCCCGCACGGATGGTATGACCTCGCCAAGGGTGAAAAGCCGATGATGTGGCTCGACGCCTACGACGAGTCGATCACTTTCCACATGATGGGCGGGATGGCGGTCCCTGACCGGGTTGTAGCCCCGGAGATGGTGCACCTCACCTCACTCAAGGGGTTGATCCCGCCGTGGAAGCACATCGACCAGAAGGGCGCCACCGAGGACGGAATCACCAATATTGATGCGCTCTACGACCCGATTGAGGTTGAGGTGGGGGTGGAATGCCGTGGCCGGTCGCCGAAGTGGACGCGCAGGGTCTACCGCGATCTGGTCGCGTCGATCGACGCGAAGCAGGAATCGACGTTGAACTTCCTCACCCACGACATGGGGCACTGGTGGGCGCCGGTCAGGTGGTTCCAGGGCGCGCCGCAAGCACCGCTGGAGATCGGCAAGCGGCAGCGTGAAAGCCTGCGCCTGCGGGCCGATTCGGGGTTCTGGCGTACCTACGACTACACGGCGAGTTTCCAGTTCGAGTACGAGTCGATGACTGACACGTTCAACTACGACACCACGGGCTCGCAGGACCTCGGCGCGGATTGGCCGCTGTACTACGAGGGTGACGGCGGCGGATACGTCTACGCCAATGGTGACCAGGCGAGGTGGCGGGACGATCCGGATGATCCTCTGACCACCGGGACCCGAGAAGTGGTGTGCGGCCCGTACAAGGACTTTGACACTGACACCGATAACCAGGTTGTGTCGATGGTGCTTGGTGGGTTTCAGGAGTGGAGCGTCCCTGATAGTGGGGCGAATGACCTGTGGGCGCGCATGGGCCGCGACAGCAATGGGGACTGGGACGGCAACGGTATCCGCATGCGGGTGCAGGGCAACTGGATCAAACTGTCGAGGTTCAACAACTTCTCGCAGACAGTAATGTTTCAACGCCCCTTGCTGGTGGCTCCGCTGATCGGGGAGAAGTTCACCCTGGTCGCGGGTTATGAGGGTAATCCCCGCATGTTCAAGGTGCTGCGTAACGGGTTGCCGATCCTGTCGCACAAGGAAACCGGCACCGGTAGTGAACTCGGCCCGGACTATCGGGGTATCGGGTTTGGTATGCAGGCTGGTGGCGCGTTGATCACCCAGGCGACACCAGCCCCGGTGCGGAAGATATCCGCCGGCGACAACGCGAACGTCACCCAATCAGGGTTTGTGCCGATGGTCAATGTTGGTGACCAGAAAATGTATTGGGATGCCACGGTGTTCGGTCCGGGCACGTTCCGGTTGTATGACGGTCCCGGTTCGGATGAGTATGTGGAGTTTGGTCCGCTGCTGCCGAATCAGATTGTGTTCCTGCGTACCGACCCGCGCTCACAGACGACTCTGGTGCAGGATTTGACGTCTGTGCCGCCGTCGCCGCAGGAGCTGAACATCTTCCAACAGGCGGTGAAGACACTGCTGACGTTCTTCTCGGAACGGAACGCATTCACCGATCAGATCGGTTCAATGTTCGGGATTGTTCCCCCGCAGGGCAACTTCTACAAGTACCTGTCGGGGCGGTTCAGTGAGAACGCGGCGATCCCCGCGAAGTCGCCTGGCGAACCGGCGCAGCAGTTCTTTGTGAAGACAGAAATTGTTGGTGGTAACGCTGACTCGAAGGTGATTCTTTCGGGGATTCCGTTGCGCCGCTACCCGATGTAGCCCCTGGAGTGGCAAGCCCCGGCCGATACCTCGGTGAGGGGTGAATTTGTGGCGCCTGTGAACCAGGAAAGGAGGGGATGACGGTTGTCGAAGTTTGAACGCGAAACCGCCGCATGGCAATCCGCCCTCCAGTCCGGCGACCCCAACAGGATCGCACGAACCGCGCGGGCGTTGACAGAACGCAAATCGAAGGTAGACACGTCGTTCCGGTTCACGGTGTGCGACAAGTTTTGGCAGCCGATGGGCGCTGTCGGTGGCGACCTGATCGAGGCGTCGGGTGCTGACCCGCGCAACGATGTTGAAACCGGCCGGATCGTCCTCAAAGGGAACAGCCCTCTCATCCCTTTGTTCATGGACTGCAAAAAGACGATGGTCGGTGTCATCGTCGAGACCGCCGGTTTGCGGTATGCGTTCTACACGAAGAGCCACACCTACGAGTACCGCGACAGCGCATGGACCGGCACCGCTGAACTGCGCGGTATCCGCGACATCCTCAATTACTACGTGATTTGGCCGTCGTGGTGGCTGCCGATTCAGGCGCAGCCGTTCTCGCACGCGATCTTCGTGTGGGCGCTGCAAACCGTTGTGGAGAACATGGTCGCAGAGTGTGCTCTGCGGTTGCAGTCCGGGTGGCTGGAGTTCATCAACAACGGCCTGTCGTTGAATCCCGATGTTCGGGCATGGTTCGGCACCGTGCTGCAGGCTTTGTCGCGGGACGGGTTGTCGGTGCAGGCGTTCACCCGCATGCTGCGCACACCGGTGTATGTGTCACGCACCAATCCACTGCTGGACACGTCGCCGATGGTGGCGCGGACGGTGCGGATGGAAACAGTGCAGGCCGTCATCAAGGACGTTACCCAGTCGTACGGTGTGGATACCCGCATGGATTTGTGGCTTCCAGGTGATCCGCAGCCTGACAGGTGGGCGAACCTGGACCAGCCTACCTACGTGTTTTCCACAGTGGACCGTTCGCAGATCACTGGTCCGACGAAAACCGTGCTCGATTCGGTGCTGCGCACCACGATTGACCTTGGCGGGTCGCTGGGGGACATCTTCAAACCTGTCATCAAGCAGGTTCCCGGCATGGACGGCGTGTTTTATGCGCCCGCGTTGGGTGTGGATTTCGAGCAGCCATACGCCTATTTCGTGGCCCCCGAGCCGGGTGAGGACACCGGCATCGATGCGTGCACGATCACTGACCACACACCTGAGGGTTGGCAGCACATTATTGGTGGCCGTAGCCCAAAGTGGTTGAACGACTTGATGAATGCCACCTTCGCATGGCTGATCGACTCGCTGATGATCGTTGTTGGATTCACCGGCATACCGTCCGATCTTCTGTCGGGTTTCCTGAACAACAGCTTCCTGGCGTTCCAGTTGATTCAGCATTACGACCGCCGTGACGAAGTTGGCCCGTACCATCCGGCGATCGAGCGGTTCTATCCGACAGCCTCAGCGCCGTACAACATTGAAACGATTTTCGCATTCATCAACGCCTTGTTTGATTCGCAGGGCAAGACGACTGCGACGGTTCAGTTCCGCAACGGTGCCCAGTATGCGTTGGGGCGGGACGTTTTTCGCGGCGGCCTGATGTCGCTGGTGTTCATGTCACGTACCCGCATGGTGACTGACTACATCGAAAACGTCATGTGGCGGGTTTCCCAGGATGAGCGGAAGGTGACCGCGCAGTTGGGGGATGGACGCAAGTCGGAGGCCCCGCTGGCGAAGCATCAGCGGTTCATCACGGGGATTTTTGAAACGTTGTCGGTCCTCACGCTGTCACCGCAGGGATAAGCAGCGGTCGTCCTTTCTTTCTGTAACTCGCCCAATGTGAATGGAGCGTGCCTTATGTCGTGGCCTTTGAATCCTGCTGGGACTCACTATTTGTTTGAGGGGATCGTGGAGATTCCTGTCGATCCTACGGCGGGTGCGGCGATCCTCCAGTTGCGTCCGCAGGGCGGTATCGGTGTTGGTGTGCCCGCCATCGCCCAGGGGCCGGCGGGCCAGCCTGCGGTCATCGACACTGGGCCTATTCAGCCGGTAGAGCTTGAGGCTGACGATCCGACCCCGCTCACGTGGTCATGGACCGAACTGACTCCTCCCAGCGAGTCCGGCCCTGGTGTGTACCGGCTGAATCCGATGGTCCGTAAGGGTCCGAAGGGTGATGACGGTGAGGCGGTGTGGGACCCGACGGATGTTGATCCGTCGCCGGTTGCGGGTCAGGTGCCGGTGGTGAATTCGACTGCTGATGGGTTTGTGTTGGCTGCGCAGCGTGTGGGGGACCGGTATGTTCCGGCGTCGATCAACAACACTGCATCGGGTAACGCGAACTCGACGTTGGCTCAGGTGTCGATCCCGGCGCAGCCGTTTGATTGGCGGCCACGTGTGCAGGGGTACACGGTGGTCACCGGTGAGGGTGCGGATGTGCGGGTTGATCTGGTGGCCCGGTTGAACGGCGAGACTGGCGGCAACGTGATCGGCCGGTGCCCCGGTGTGGCGCAATCGGAGCGGCTGATTTTGGTGGCGGGACCTGCGGCTGGTTCATCGGATGGGTTTGACCGTGTGGCGGCCGGTACACCGGCGACGATCTATTTCCGGTGTGAACGTCAGGCGGGTTCGGTGACGTACACGACTTCTGCTTCTACGTCGATGTTTTCGGTTGAGGTTCTTCCGCTGTCATGACGTCATCGTTTGATCCGTTGCCGGAGTGGGCTCATGCGGTGCCGTCTGAGCCGGGTATTCACCCGGAGCAGTCGGCGTTGCAGTGGCAGCGTCCGTTCACTGTTCAGCAGCTGCTTGAGATTGGTGAGCAGTTCATTGAGCAGTTTTTGGCGTGGGTGGTGCGCGCTGTTGCTGGGGTGTTCATCCCTGGTGAAGCGTCGTTCGACCAGCTGCGCGACTGGGCCTTGAACATCCCCATCCTCGGGGACATCATCGAGGCGATCACGGGTCTTGTTGGTGGCGGAATTGAGGAACTGACCCAGTTTTTCGGCAACATCCGCAACTTCTTCCAGTCGATCGACTTCAACAGCCCAAGCTTCAACCCGATTCAGGCTGCGGCGCAGTTGGTGAACATCATCATTGCGCCGCTGCGGAATCTGCTGCCCAGTCTGTTGACGATCCTGCCTATCGGTGGCATCTCGAATCAGACGCCGAACATTCTGCCTGCCCCGAAGTTCCCTGAGGGGTCGGTCGGTAGCAATGCGGATTGGGTGGTGGACCCGTCGCATTCGCGTAGCGGTGACGGTACGGGCGCGGGGAAGGTTATTGCCGACGGCACGTTGAAGGCGCTGCGTTCGGGCCAGAATGCGGGGGATTTCTTCGCGGTCAGCGAGGGCCAGACAATCACTGCCCGGGTGTTTGTGTCGCATGAGGGGTATGTGGGTACCGGCGCGCCGATCCGGTTGCAGGTGGTGCCGTACATCGACGGCGTTGCACAGGCCCCTGTGGATTTGAACGCGTACGCCCCGCAGGATCAAGATTTGGCGTGGCCCGGTAAGGAGTTGTCAGGGGAGTATCGGGTACCCGCCGGGGTGACTGGTGTGCAAACCCGGTTCGTGGTGACCGAAGACGCCACTGCGGGCACGTTCTGGTGGGATGACGCCGAGGTCAAGCAGACCGGCGTTATTCAGCAGTCGTGGGTCGAGGGTCTTCCGGAGATTCTGCAAACCTTGTTGGCCCGGGTGCAGTTGACGATTGACACGGTGGTGTCGGCGATCCGCGGCGGCGTGCAGACCGTTGAGAACACGCTGGAGGATTTGTTCGACGCTTTGCGCAACATCTCCCCCGAGTCGATCGCCGGCATGCTGGGGCCAGAGAATCTGCGGGAAACCATCGAGAACATCGTCAACAGCATTGTCGGTGGCCTGGTAGGCCTTCCGGGTATTGGTGCGGGCATCGCGGACCTGTTCAACGTGTTGCAGGAGATCGCCTCGCGTGCCAGCTTGGGGTTGTTCTCGTGGGACATCCTTGGCATCAGGACCAACAAGCCCGTCGATAGTGGTTTGTTGCCGTCGGAGCGGTCCAACTTCCCGCTGTCGAATGTCACGACGTGGCTGGAGGCCACGCAGGGCAATTCGCTCATCGGCGTTGACTTGATTGAAGAGTCGATGCCGCTGGGCGTGGTGTCGTGGATCGGCTACGGCCTTTCAGGGATCACCGAGTTCTACGTCAACATCTGGAAGGTCGACTTGACGTCGGGCGACTGGACGCTGGTGCACCATTCCCCGAACATCGTGGGGCTTTTGGGCGGCACGGCCGCGCCCGGGGAGTTCATCTCCTACGAGCTGGATGACCCGGTTCCCGTGGTGGCGTCTGAGGCGTACGCCTATGAGCTTGTCCCGGTGGGCGGTACGCATTATGTGCGTGGCCGTGTGGCGGACTTGCCGAATCATCCGACGTCGCAGATTGTGTCGCTGGCGGCCACCAGAAACAACACGTCGCCGGATAGCCCGCCGTCGTCGATTGTGAAGGCGTCGGTGACCCGCTCGGGCGATGTGCCGTGGGTGAGTATCGCCGTGGATACGGGTTCCGGCGGTGATCACCACGACCCGATGAAAATCTATCTTGGTACCGCGGCCACGGTGTTCCCGGTGCCGAACTGGGTGAACTACATCGACCCGGTTGCGGTCGGTGGCGGTGGTGGTGGCGCGCAGGGCTGGGCGTTGGGCATCAACGGTCAGGCAGGCCAGCCCGGGAAGTTCAACGCCACCACATGGGTGCGGGGTGAGCATTTCGGCGACAACGCCATCATCACCCTCGACCCGGGCGCTGGTGGCGTGGGCGGTCCGGGTGACGGCGCGGCCGGTGGTAACACCACGTTGTCTATCTCCACACCGGGGGGTGACACGTATTCCATTGTCGCTGAGGGCGGCGCGGCGGGTACCGCTGAAGGGTTTTTGTCGAAACCTGTTGGCCGAGGCCCGGGCACGTTCACATTCAACGAGCAGGACTATGTGGGCGGCGTTGACCAGAAAGTCATGGGCGGCCACGGTGCGCCCGCTGGTGGTGCCGGTAACGGCGGCAAGGGCTCGTTGGCGGCCTTTCAGTCCGGCGGAAATGGCGCCCCTGGTGGCGGCTGGGTGTTCTTCCGGCCCGACCCGCTGCCTGACCCTGACCCGGATTTGACGCCCCCCACCGCTCCGACGTTGGTGGAGCTGGTCGATTCAACTTTCAGCACTATCACGATTACGTGGTCTGGAGCTACTGACGTATGACAATCAAAGGGTATTTCGTTTATGCGAAAGAGAAAGACGCCCCTGGTGATTTTGTTCAGTTGAATCCCGATCCGGTGTTGCCGCCGTATGGGACGAACGGTTTGAAGTCGAACACCACCTACGAGTTTTATGTGAAGACGGTGGACAACGCTGGTTGGTTGTCGGACCCGTCGGATACGTACGAGTTCACCACGCCCGCGCACACTGCGGGTGATTTGTTGTCGCCGGAGGATCAGGCGGCGGTGGATCTGATTGTGGAGCAGTCCAGGGCGGAAACTGGTCAACCTGGTGTGATGTTGCAGATCACCGGTCCGCGCGGCAATTACGCGAAAGCGTATGGCACCACGGTGGGCGGCACTGTTCGCCCGTTGACGTTGGATGACCATTTCCGCATGGGCAGCTCCACGAAAATGTTCACCGCGATCGCGTTCTTCCAGGCCGTCGACAAGGGGTTGATCACCCTGGATGACACTCTGGAGCAGTACGTTCCAGGCATCCCGAACGGCACCGCGATCACGATGGGCCACATGCTGTCCATGCGGTCAGGTATCGCCGAGTACACGGCGGGTATCAACGCGCTCTGGATCACGCTGTTCCCGACGTGGCCATGGACGGGCGCGAAGGACTTCCTGGGCTCTATGAAAGGGCCGTCAAATTTCTATCCCGGCACCGACTACCTGTATACGAACTCCAACTTTGCGCTGATCGGGATGGTTCTAGAGATTGTCGACCCGGCCCATCGGCCGATCAAGCAAATCTTCAAAGAAGACATCATAGACCCTCTTGGGCTGACGGAAACGTCATGGCCGCCGATCGGTCCAGTTCCACCCCCAGCGTCGATCGCTGACACGTTCAACCCGAACTTCCTCGACGCTGCCGGGGCGCTGGCGACGAACATCAACGACTACACGAAGTTCGCGGAAGCGTTGCGCGACAACGCCATGGGCCTGTCACCAGAGTCGTATGACGCGTGGCTGTCAACGTTCTGGAAGCACTCCACGGGGTGGGACCCGTACGCGAACGGGTTCTACATTCCTTCCGAGTACTACTACGGGTACGGGATAGAGTCGTTCGGAACGTGGTTCGGGCATCCGGGACTCTTTTCGGGTGGCTGGTCGTCCACGATTTTCTTTGAGCGGGACTCGGGTGCGACATTCACGCTGCACGAGAACTCGAATACCTCCACCCCCCCGGCCGCGGGCTATACCCGCATTTGGGTGCGGGTGGCGGAGTATCTGTATCCCGGCACGATTACGAATGACCAAAACTGGCCGGTGCCGCCGGAGCCGGTGGATATTGGGTTCGATGCAGTGTCGTCGGCCGGGGCTGGTGTCGGTAGCGCCACTGTGAACTTCAAGGCCTCCGAGGGGGCCACGGTGTTCGCGGTGGTGGCGTGGGACCGCGCGGGCTCAGCCCCGTCTGCCACGTATGGCGGCGCCGGCGGTGTACTTCTCGGGTCCGTTTCGCACAATGGCGATCCGGCGAATGGAGGATTGGCGATTTTCCGCATGGAGAACGCAGGCTCCGGCGTTGCTCGCCAGATGAAGGCCACCGGCCCGGGCTGGGTGAGTGCGTATGCCATTTCATTCAACGATGTTGTGTCCGTGGGAACCCCCACGTTCGCGCACGGCAACGGCACCGCGCACAGTCAGCCGGTGACCGTTTCGAGCGGGGTGACGCTGCAGGCGTTCTCGGCCGGGGCCGGGGGGGCGTCGTCGTCCAAGCTGACAACGATTCTGGGGGCGCGCTTGCGCGCGGAGCAGTCGGGGATCGCCCCGCCCCTGTGTGTCAACACGACGACCAGGACGGGAACGGTGAGCGCCACCTCGTCGCGGCCGAATAAGTGGGCTGGTATGGCGGTGAACTTGCAGATTGGGGGATGAGCGTGGCTGTTGGCTGGTGGGCTGAGTCCCACGTCTCATTCGGCGTCACCATCACTCCTGAGGTGGGATTCCACTACGGCGGGCCGAAACAAGAGTTCGGCGTCACCCTCACCCCCGAGATCGGCATGTCCGCCGTGGCGCACAACCGTGCGAGTTTCGGTTTGTCGGTGCCGGTTTCGCTGGGAATGGCTGCGGCCAGCCACAGCAAGGCGTCGTTCGGTCTGGTGTTCGCGCCATATATCGCGATGCGTGGTCCGGCCGCGTTCGAGCCGGTGTTTCCGTCCGAGGATTTGTATCCGTCGGTGTCGCTGTTCCCGACGCCGCGCGCGCAGACCCCCGGTTTCGGGTTGTCGTTCACGCCGAGCCTGGGGTTCGAGGCCGCGCCGAAGTTTGCGCGGTCGTTCGGTATCGAACTGGACCCGCAGGTCGGCATGGGTACCGCACTCGGGTTCACGAAGGGCTTCGGGCTCGAACTGTCCCCGCAGGTTGGAATGTCCGGCGCGGAGCGGTATTACCGCGAGTTCGAGCTGACGTTGACCCCGGGAATCGGTATGGACGCCGTGGGTAATGACGGTGTTGACCCGGTGGCGTTCGACGCGGTAACCATGTCCCAGCAAGCGACGTCGACGTTCTCGTTCAACCACACGGCCACCTCCGGAGCGTCGGTACTGGTGTCACTGGTTGTACAGGGCAGCGACACGATCGCTTCTGTCACCTACGACGGATCGGCGATGACGCTTATCGGCAGCCAGGCTCTAAACAATAACGCTGGCGAAGGTTCTCAACACTTGTATGTCATTCATGGTGTTGCTGGCGGGTCCAAGCAGGTGACGGTCAACAAGCCCACCGGCTTCGGGTGGGTGGGCGCTGTCGCGGCCTCGTATCTGAACGCGACCACCACCGGCACTGTGCAGAAGTCATACGGAAACAGTGGTTCGGCAAGCCTGTCGGCGTCCGCGCCTGGAGACGGTGGCCGGGTAGTCGTTTCGTTCGCCAACATGGGGAACCGGACGTTTACACCCTCTGGCGGAACGAACCGATTCTCGGGTTCGGGCCTGTTCCCGATCCTGACCATCAGCGACGCGACGACGGCCACGAACTTCACGGCGACAAGCTCGTCAGGCACATGGGCCGCCATGGCGGTCCCGCTCAATCCCGTATAACCCGAAAGGAAACAATCATGGGCATTCCCAATGCAACTCACAAAGCAGCATCGGACGCCATCGCCGGTCTCGGCGACTGGATCAGTGTGCATACCGGAGCTGCCGGCACCACAGGTGCGAATGAAGCCACGGGTGGTGGATATGCGCGGGAGCAGACGTCGTGGACGTCGGGCTCCACGGGCACCAACACCGGCGACGAGGTTGAAATCTCCGTGGCGGCAGGCACCTACGTGGAGGGCGGCATCTGGTCGGCCAGCTCGTCGGGCACCTTCGTCGGTTCGGAAGCTTTCGACGACGGTGACGTGGAGGTGTCCGGTACGGGGGCGAGCATCTCAGTGACGCCCCGCATAGTCGCCTGAAATCCTGGATAGGGGAACTGTTTTGAACATCAAAACTGATCATCAGATCGTCGCATTCGGCAACGACATGATGGGCTTGTTTGACCGTGACGGCACACTGATTGTGCAGGCCGCCCGCGTGGTCGGCGGGTGGGAGGTCACCGCCGAGGGGCAGCCCCCGGCGACCGTGTTGGATCGGTCTTCGGCGATCACCGAAATGATCAACACCGCCCTCGCGGTGCTTCCGGGTGACGGTTATTCGTGCCTGGTGCCGAGGGGTTTGCGGGCGCAACCCTAGGAGGGGGTTTGGTATGGCTTATTCGAAGCAGTCGTGGGAGAACGTTCCCTCAACGAACACCCCGTTGTCGGCGGACCGTCTCAACCACATCGAGGACGGTATCGAAGGGGCGCATGAGGGGCTGGACGATAAGGCCGACCTCGCCCACGACCACGTTTTGGCCGATGTTACCGATGTCACCTCTACTGGCGCGGCTATTGCTGGCGCGGCGGATAACGATGCAGCCCTGGAGGCTTTGCAGCCAGAGTTGGACAACAAGATCCACGAGATCGTCGACTACTACGCGACCAACGAGTTGGATGTTCAGGTGGATGCTTCCGATGTGGTGTCGGGCACGCTGAGCATTAATCGCATCCCCGTGGGTAGTAGTGGTTCCACGGTGTGTGTTGGTGATGATTCGCGCCTGTCGGACCAGCGGACACCCTTGGACAACTCGGTGACCCTGGCGAAGATTCAGGACGGTGCGATCACCAACGCGAAGATTAATACCGGCGCGGCGATTGCGAAATCGAAGCTGGCTTCGGATGTGCAAACCTCACTGGGTAAAGCGGATTCGTCGGTGCAGAAATCCGGCAGCGCGTCCGGGATGTGGATGGGAACCACCCTTCCTGGTACCGGCACGGCGGGTGTGTTGTACGTGGTGACGCCATGAAGGTATGGAACGGTTCGGCGTTCGTCGACCCGTCCGGCTATAAGGTGTGGAACGGTTCGGCGTTCGTCGACCCAGAGCTGTACGCCTGGAACGGGTCGAGCTTCGACAAACTGTGGCCGACGTTCACGCCGTTCACGTTGGAGAACGTCGATCTCACTAATGAGCCGGTACCTGAGGGGGCCTCTGGCGCATGGGTAGAACTGATTGGCGGCGGCGGTGGACCAGGCTCAGGCGCGCGGTCCAGCACCACGAACGGCGTCCGGTACGGTGGTGGTGGCGGCGGCGGCGGCGCTCGGATAAAGGTCTGGGTGCCACGCGCACTCATGGGCAGCACCTACACCGTGACCCGTGGTGTTCGCGGCGATTATGGTGCGAGCGCAGCCACGGGCAGTGGCACATACAACGGCAATCCTGGCACTGCGGGAACCGCGTCAACGTTTAGTTCTGGTGGCGTTGCCCTGTCTGCGGGTGGTGGTGCCGGTGGTGGGGCAGGCCACGCAAGCGATTCCAACTGGGGCGCTGGCGGTTCTGGCGGCACACCATCGGTAACCGGAGTGACCGGGGCCGAGGCCAGCAACGGCGGCAATGGTGGTAACGGTGGCGGCAGCCCGACCAATGGCGGCGACCACATCAACGGCTCAGGCCCGGGCGGCGGCGGCGGCGCTCGGATAAAGGTCTGGGTGCCACGCGCACTCATGGGCAGCACCTACACCGTGACCCGTGGTGTTCGCGGCGATTATGGTGCGAGCGCAGCCACGGGCAGTGGCACATACAACGGCAATCCTGGCACTGCGGGAACCGCGTCAACGTTTAGTTCTGGTGGCGTTGCCCTGTCTGCGGGTGGTGGTGCCGGTGGTGGGGCAGGCCACGCAAGCGATTCCAACTGGGGCGCTGGCGGTTCTGGCGGCACACCATCGGTAACCGGAGTGACCGGGGCCGAGGCCAGCAACGGCGGCAATGGTGGTAACGGTGGCGGCAGCCCGACCAATGGCGGCGACCACATCAACGGCTCAGGCCCGGGCGGCGGCGGCGGCGGCGGGCGTGATGCCTTCGGATTGATCTCCGGTTCCTCGACGGGTGCCGGATTGCCTATCGGCGGTGTGACCTATGGCAAAGGTGGTAAAGGCGGCGACGGGGCGGGCGGCGGCACTAACTCGACTGCGGGCGGCGTAACAGCCACGCACGGCTACAACAAAATCACTTGGGAGTGAACCCATGCTACGCAACGCCATCGCAACCATCACAGCTGCCCTCACCCTCGCACTCCTCACACCCGCCGTCGCAGACGCCGCACCCGCCCACTGCCACAACCACGGCAGCGGTCACGGACAGATCTACAAACACGCCTGCGCCACCGGCTCCGGTGGGGCAGGGGCTGACTGGCAGATGGTGAAGAACGCGGACGGCACCCCGAAGACCGTCATGAAAGACGGCAAGCCACACAAGCTGTACAAGTGCAAGCGGCACTGCGGCGGTGGACGCTACGCCAAAACCACCACGGAGCCCTGGTGACCGGCCATGAACAAGATCCACATCGCCAGCCACGGCCCCGCCGGCTGGAACGCCACCGTCCTCTTCACCGCAGGAACCGTCCTCACCGTAGCTGACGACCAAGGCCGCAAACACCTCATCGACACCTCCCGCGTCACGGTCAGGAGACTGTCATGACCAAACGAGTAGCGGGGGCGATCGGAACCGGACTCCTCGGCGGTGTCGCCCTCACCGGACTCATCTCGTGGATGTTCGCCACAGGACATCCAGCGATCGACTTCTTCATCGAACGCGACACCCTCTTCTACATCTGAACAACCCCCACAGAAACCCCGCCACCACGAGGTGCGCGGGGTTTCTGCATGAAAGGACCCCCGACATGGACCGTCTCGGAATTATCCTGCTCAAATTGCTCGGACCGCTCGCCGACAGGATCGCTGACCGCATCGCCGACAGGATCGCCGAGAACCTGCCCGACCTGTCCGATTTGGATGACCAGATCGTCGCGAAACTCCCCGACCTGACCAACCTTCCAGAACAGGTCATCAACATCATCGGCCGGCTGCCGAGATTCCCGTTCCTGCTGGGCGGCAAGCCATGAAGGTCACCTACCGCGGCATGGAGATCGAACTCGAACTGCGCGTCGGGTTCACAGTGCACAACCAGGACGGCTCGTCCTACATCCAGGTCCACGTCACGCCGACGTCAATCACAGGCGGTGGTCCGGACGGCGACGGCGGCGAACCCCTACCGATCGAGAGGGCGGCATGAGCTTCACCTGGTTCCGACCCGAAGGCCCGCTACGCACCCGCGAACAAATCGCCCGCGAAGTCCACGCCGTCTCCCTAGCCCGTGGCCTCGATGAACTCGCCACCGTCATTGCCCTGATGACCATCTCCACCGAGGTCGGCACCGGAACCGGCGATGACCGCAAGTGGTGGTGCCCCGCCAACGACCGCGTCCCCGCCACGAAGAACTACCCCCACGACTCCCGCAGTGACGACAACCGCTCATCGGGCTACTTCCAGCAGCAACCCGGGCCGAACGGCGAACCGTGGTGGGGCACACCCGAAAACATGATGACCCTGCCACAAGCAGCCAACACATTCCTCGAACGACTCTCCGACGACTACAGGCGCGCCGCCAACAACCCCAGGTTGGCCGGCGAGTTCGCGCAACGAGTCCAGCAATCCGCATACCCCGACCGCTACGCCGACAAATGGGACGAAGCCTGGTCGGTGCTGCGACGTGCCCTCAACGAAACCACACCGGAGGAACCTGTGACCGAAAACCGGCCCGCCTATAACGAGTTTCCGATCTGGTCGGCCAACAACAGCGCCCGCAGCGGCAAGCCCACCATGTTCCTGATCCACACCCAGGAAGGTGGTGGTGGGGACGCTGCCGCCGAGAACCTCGCCAAGTGGTTCCAGAACGCCAACGGTGTCTCCTACCACTACACCATCTCCCAGGCGTCCGATGGTGGTGTGACGGTGGTCGATTGCGTCGACACTGACCGCGCCGCCTGGTCTGTGGGCAACGCCAACAGCATCAGCATCAACCTGTGCTTCGCGGGGTCGCGAGCATCCTGGATGCGGGATCAGTGGATGAAGCAGTCCAACGCAATCGACGTCGCAGCCTACCTCGCGGTGCAGGACGCGAAGAAGTACGGCTTCACCCCGCTCGTGGTGCCACCGCCGTATATGAATGGGCGACCTGGCATCTCGGACCACCGGTGGGTGACCGACGTGTTCAAGTGGGGCACTCACACCGACGTCGGAGACTGGTTCCCGTGGGACTACTTCACCGAACGGGTCAACCACTGGGCGGCTGGCGGCAAGACCGAACCTGAACCGCCCAAGGTGAAACGCTTCCCGGACGACTGGACCGACCGCGAAATCCTCGTCGAGATTCTGCGGCAACTGCGCGGCTACAACCTCACTGGCTGGCCGCAGCTCGGCGGCAAAACCCTCGTGGACGCGGTAGCCGACCTGCGGACAGACATCATTGATCTACAAGGGGCCATAGAGCACGGAGAGATCACACTCGGCGGTGCCCAATGAGGATCGACGGCCAGTATGTCGGCCTCGGACCGGGGGACAGCTCCGACGAGATCCGCAAGATCAAGGCGTTCATGCGGCGCAAGTTCGCTTCCTACGCGGGCGATTTGGCTGATTCCCCGCTCTATGACGAGGCCATGACGGCAGCAGTCGCCGAGATGCAATCCCGGTACAACACGGCTGGGCAGCTGCGCGACGGGCTCTACATCCCGGGGATTGTAGGGGCCGAAACCAAGTACGTCATGGGGTATCTATCCCGGCCCGTCATCGACACCCGGCCAGTCCTGTTCACCGTGTGCGGCACCGGCGTGCCCTGGTGGGTCGGCCCCGACGCCGACACCGCACGCGCCGTCGAAGACCAATACCTGTGGCAACCCATCGGATACCCCGCCGCACCGTTCCCGATGGGCCGATCCATCACCGCAGGAATCACCGAGGCGCACAACCAGGCCAACCGGTGGCGCGAACGCATCGAAACCCACGGGACCGCACTGGCGGGCTATTCGCAAGGCGCGGTGGTCCTCTCGGAGCTGTGGATGAACCACATCGCACCCGAAGACGGTTCCCTGCGATGGATGAAACCCCATGTGCGTAAAGCGGTCACGTGGGGCAACCCGAACCGCGAACTCGGACACGTGTGGGCTGATCACGGCGGCTCCCCAATGGCCCCATCCAACACCCAGGGCGTGTCCTCCAACGGCATGCGCAACACCCCCGACTGGTGGCGCGACTACGCCCACCAAGGCGACCTGTACGCCTGCACCGAACCCGGCGACACACAAGAGGTCCGAAACGCCATCTGGCAGATCGTGCGCGACCTCGACCTGTTCACCGGCCCCGATTCACTGCTGGCCCAAGTGATCGAACTCGCGCAAGCCCCGCTGCCGGAGACGATCGCGATCACCCGGGCGATCCTCGACGCCGGCATGTTCTTCGCGAAACGCACCGGCCCGCACGTGGACTACAACCCCCAGCCCGCCATCGACTACCTACGCACATAGGAGGCACCATGCTGACACGTTCATTCTGGATCGACGCCGCCGAGCGGGCCATACGCACATTCGCCCAAACCGCGATCGCCACCCTCGGCGCCGGGGCAGTCGACCTGATGACCACCGACTGGATATCGGTGCTGTCCGTGTCCGGCGGCGCGGCCGTCGTATCACTGCTGATGTCGATCGGCGCCGAACGCCGCGGAAACCCCGGAACGGCGTCGGCCACTAGAGCGGTCACCGCCGCATGATCTGGGAATCGGTGCGCGAAGCGGTGGACGCCGCGTACCAGCCCGACGACGGTATCGACCTGATAGGACTGCTCATCATCGGACTGCCCTCCACCATCGCCGCCATCGGAACAGGGATCGTCGGCGTACTCACCGTTCGGGGACAGCGCAAAGGCCGGGAGCGCGCACGCCAGATCGACGCGAAAACCGATGAGATTCACGAGCAGACCGTCAACACCCACGACACCAACATGCGTGACGACCTCGACGAGATACGCGATCTGGTGCGCGACGGCTTCAAACAGATCCAACGCGACATCGGCGGACTGCGGGAGGAGCTGCGAACCGAACGACTGGAACGAATCGAAGGCGACAAACGCCGCGACCGGTAACCACCAGGAAAGAAGGGCGCACGAATGTCACTACTGGCCGATCTCGCGGGCCTGCAACCCCGCACATGCCCCGCATGCGACTGGGCGGGCGCCCGGTCGAAACAGGAACGCGCAGAGATAAACACGGCGGTGGAGTCCGCCAAACGCGGCGAGGTTCAGTTCACCGACGTGCTGCGAGTACTCATCAAACACGGCATGCCCGACATGAATCCGCAATCGTGGCGGCACCACGCGAGGAACCATCATGTCCCTGACTAGCGACCTACGTCAGGTCCGCATATCCGAGGGTGTGCGCAACAAAATTCTGATCCTCGACGTTGAACGGCTCCCCGGGATCACCGAACAGTACTGGTGGGACAGGGGCGACCTGAAGAACCGGTATGTGCAGTACGAGACGGTGACCCGAATGCCGCGCACCACGATCGTGTGCGCGAAGTGGTACCACGACGCCGAGGTCATTCAGCTCGCGGAATGGGACAGTGGTGGCCGCAAACGGTTCCTGCGGCGCGTGCATAATCTGCTGGCGCAGGCTGACATTGTTGTCGGGCACTACATCGACGAGGCGGATGTGCCGTGGCTGAAAGGCGACCTGCACATCGAGGCTGGGTTGCCGCCGCTGCCGCCGTTCAAAACGGTGGACACGCTGAAGGTGTTGCGCCGTGAGTTCAAATCCGGGGCGCCGTTCAAAGGGTTGGATGCGTTCTGCCAGATCGTCGGGTTGCCTGCGAAAACTGATCGCTACGACCGGTTTGCGATGGAACGCGCCGTGACGGAGAAGAGCGCCGTGGACCGGGAACGTCTCATCGCCTACTGTGCTGGTGACGTCATTGCCACGCAGGGGTTGTACGACTTCCTGAGGCCGCACATCAAGAATCATCCGGCGCTGTTTGTGGACGGCGAGGACAAGCTGACGGTGTGCAACCGGTGCGGCAGTGAAACCGTGTTGATTCCGCGCCGATATGTGGCGAACGTGCTGACCTACACGATGCGCCGCTGCACCAGCTGCGGCGCGCATTCGCGGTTGTCCATTGAGCCTGAGCGCATGAGCGTTGTGCGGGGGGTGTGACGTGAATATTCGTGTGTGTACGTTCCTCGATCACGGTGTGACGGTGGGATTCCTGTGGGACGTGATCAAGGCGTGGGTTCGTCGTGATGTCTGCTGATCCTGTTCGCGGCGCGATCCAAGCCAGCTTGGACGCGATGGGAGACGGTTGGCAGGTGGCCCACTATGTGGTGGTCGTCGGGTTGGAACGTATCGACGGTGACCGCATGGACTTGGGTGCTACGACTGTGATCACACCTATAGGTCAGGCGGGGTATGTCACCGATGGTTTGGTGAACCGTTATTGGGATGAGTCGTCTGGTGAGTGATCCGCAGTTGGAGTTGTGGCGGTCGGTGTGGCTGGCGGTCGTGGCGGGGATGATCGTCGCGCTGCTGGTTTACGTCCTGGCTTAATCTTCGGATTGTGAAGGCAAGCCACCCCCTTGCACACTCTCCGGTGCAAGGGGGCGGCTTTCTTCATGTCTATTCAGGGGACCGTGTTGTCCGTGTTGTCACTGACAACACGGCTCCAGGTTTTCCCAGGTCGCTACAGGTCTAAAAAGGTCGGAACAGAACCACACGGGTGTTTTTTCGCAGGTAAACGCCCATTTCCCCACGATACGAAGGGGTTCGAATCCCCTTAGCTCCACTTTTTTATGCCGTTTGACCTGCGGGTTTGGTAACATCAAAGAATGACAGCACGGTTAGACATCACCGAATTTCGCCCAGCGGCGGCGTCGTCTACCCAGAAACATCGAAGTAGTGCGCGCAAAACCCCCAGGCCAATCGACCTCAGATCCGTTTTCCAGCCGAAGTTCTTGGCCAAGTTTCAGTCCTCAGTTCGGCTCGCCAGCTCTGGCTGCCTGGAGTGGACTGGGTTTATCGATGCCAACGGGTACGGACGAGTCTGTGTCGACGGGCGATTGGTTGGCGCATACCGCGTCGCATGGATGCTTGCCCACCATGCGACCATCCCAGAGGGGATGGTCATCGACCACATGTGCTGCAACCGGGCCTGCGTGGCGGCGTCCCACCTGGAATCGGTAACACTCCAAGAGAACACTCGCCGCATTGCCAAACCGCCCAAAGACTGGATTCCCATCGCAGAGTCTGTCTGCTTCGAAGCATTCGGGGCGGGGCAGCGTTGGTGGGTAGTCGAATGGCGAGTGTTTGACCCAATAAAGCGCAGGGCGCGCATCGAGTCGCGGCTATTTAGGGATGCCGAGCGTGACGAGGCGGAGGCGTTCGCCCGACATATGCGCACACTGCCCACGACAAGTAGCGATTTGAAGCCCAGTGAAGAGATCCCGGGCGATCTCCTAGAGCAGCTGAACCGCGTCTACTATCCGCCCGCCGTGGAGTCGTGGTTGATCACCAATCACTCCGCCCTTGGAGGCCGGTCTCCCATCGACATGATTCGATGCGGGCATCTGAACGCCGTCCGCGCCCTGGCCGAGGCAATCTGATGCCGACAGTGAGAAAGCGGACCCGTTCCGATGGCACGCCCTGCTACCTGGTCCAGTACCGATTCGGAGGGCGGGGAAGCAAGCAAGGGGCACTGACTTTTGACGACCCGAAAGCGGCAGAAGCATTCGCGGCTGCCGTCACAGCCCATGGAGCAGCTCGCGCTCTGGAGATGTACGGCATCGATCCCTCACCCCGGCGGACAGACGGCCGAAGCAAGGGGATGACGGTTGCCGAGTGGGTGCGCCACCACATCGATCACCTCACCGGCGTCGAGCAGTACACGTTGGACAAGTACGAGCAGTACCTTGCCAATGACATCACCCCACACCTCGGCGACATTCCCCTGTCGAAACTGTCAGAGGACGACATCGCCCGCTGGGTGAAGGTCATGGAAACCACCGGCGGCCGCGACGGCAACGGGCACGCCCCGAAAACTCTCCGCAACAAATACGGGTTCCTATCGGGGGCGTTGAACGCCGCCGTCCCCCGATACTTGTCCACCAACCCTGCGTCGGGCCGCCGCCTTCCCCGTGGGAACGCTGAGGACGACGACGAGATCCGCATGCTCACCCACGCCGAGTTCGACCGGCTCCGCGACGCCGTGACACCTCACTGGAAGCTGATGGTTCAGTTCATGGTGTCGACCGGTCTGCGGTGGGGCGAGGTGTCGGCGCTGCAGCCTAAGCATGTGGATTTGGAGACGTCCACGATCCGGGTGCGTCAGGCGTGGAAGTACTCGTCTGCCGGGTATGTGTTGGGGCCGCCGAAGACGAAACGGTCCCGCCGCACGGTGGATGTGCCGGCCAGGTTGTTGGAGCGGCTGGACTTGTCGAACGAGTTTGTTTTCGTCAATACCGATGGTGGACCGGTCAGGTATCCGGGGTTTCTGCGTAGGGTGTGGAATCCGGCTGTGGAGAAGGCTGGTCTGGTTCCGCGGCCGACTCCGCACGATTTGCGGCACACGTATGCGTCGTGGCAGCTAACGGGCGGGACACCGGTGACGATTGTGTCTCGCCAGCTGGGTCATGAGTCGATTCAGATCACGGTGGACACGTACACGGATGTGGATCGGACGAGTTCGCGGGTGGCGGCGGAGTTTATGGACGGATTGTTGGGGGACTTTTAAGACCCAGATGCGCCCTACCAGGGGATCTAGATCCTGGTAGGGCGCCTTTTTGTGTTTGCGGAACTTATCGGGAGTTCCGCAACTATCAACTCTGAGTTGATAGTTCGAGGATAGGTTGGACCATGTTTGTGGTGTTGAAATATGGTCCATATTTCTGGTACCATTTTTGGTATGTCGAGCTACCGGGTTGAGATCGAGACCAGCGCCGCGAAGCAGATCCAACGGTTGCAGCGCTCCGAGCAGAAGCGCGTCATGGTCGCGATCACCGCGCTTGCTGACGATCCCCGCCCGCACGGATGCACGAAGCTGTCCGGCACCACCGACGCGTACCGCATTCGCGTCGGCAACTTCCGCGTCGTCTACGTGATCGACGACGGACTTCACATCGTCAACGTCACCCGCGTTGGCCACCGCAGAGAGGTCTACAAGCGATGAGCGTTCTCGTCCCAATCAGCAAGGCCAAGGCCAAGTTGTCCGAACTCGTGCGCCAGAGCGAAGACACTGACGTTGTCCTGATGAACCACTCCACACCGGCCGCCGTGCTGATCTCGGTGGAGCGGTACGAATCCCTGCAAGAGGAACTCGAAGATCTGCGGGACCGGCTGAGTGTGCATGAGCGCAGCGGGGTCACCGTCTCGGTGGACAAGCTGATGGCCGAACTCGGGCTCAGCACCGACTAAAACACCGACCTCACTCGGTCATAGTCCAGGCTCCGCAGCCGCTTGTGCGGAACATGATGCGGTGGTCGCCGTTGATGGTGCCGGTCCACGACGCAACACCGTCGGGTTGGATGTTCGCGCGGACGGTGCCGGATGATGCTTCACCTTCGCGGAGTGTTTCGCCGCCGCGATACTCGGAGACGCTGACGATGGCCCAGGTGCAGCCGGGGGAGTCGGGTGGGATGGTGGCGGTGTAGGTGCCCCAGTCGTATCCGTCGGCGCCGCCCATGTTGTGGTAGCCGTCGCCGGGGATGGTCCGGTACGGGTTCACGCGCGCTGTGGTGGTGGTTGGCGTTGTGGCGGCTTGCGTTGTGGTGTCGTCGTCCTTGTCGCCACGGGCGGAGACGAGGGCGACAAGGGCGAGGACGCCGAGCGCGGCGGCCATCACTTTTCCCGGCGAGACTGCGTTGGTGTTGTTGTTCATGGATGTGTGCGCTTTCTGGTGAGGGGCTGGCAAACGTGACGCACTGTCGGTTATCTAATCGTGATATTCCTATTTGTGGGCTTCGTGTGTCGATCTTGGCAACGATCCGTTAGCGTCTACGCATCCGGTTGCGAGGGGTGGCCGGTGTTGTTCATTTCGGTAGGTGCAGCCCATGTTTGATGACGATCTCGATACTCTGCTGGCGCGGATTTTGAACGCGATGGATGAGTGCCCGCCAACAATGTGGTCGCTGGACCGGGCGCGCCTAGTCCTTGCGGCGTTGACGCGCCCGGACGCTCCTGGCGACGTGGGCGTGGATCGCAGGGCCTGTTTCGCTGGCCCTAGGCTGGCGCGGTTGCGGCGACTCACCGGGCCTGGCGCCTAAGGCTTCCTCCTGGTCTTGATGCGTTTCGCGCGGTGTTCGCGTCGTCTGCGCAGTTTCCATGACATTTCGTACCTCCTGTAATCGTCGCCGGACTTCGGCGAGAAGTTCGTCATCTGAGTAGCGGCCTATCGCTGGCTCAGGTGGCGGCGGCGGAATATCTGACTGCTGAAATCCGGCTATCGCCAGGGCTTCGGTCACATCCCATTCGACGGCTCGGGCAGCGGCGGCCACGGTGGCTGCGGTTGTTCCGATTGGGATCAGTGTGCCTTTGTTGATCTGCCATCCCGTCTCCAACTGCTTCCACCGTCCTGCGCTGACGGCTGGTTTGTCGCCGCCTGGTGGCGTTGTGCGCCGCGATGCTTCGCGCTGAGATAGCCCAGCGCGTTCTCTGTGCCGCTTGAGTTCCGGCCCGAATGGCCAGTCCTCGCGGTGTTCCTTGTTCTCGTTCACGCCTACATGTTCGCGTGCAAACAGGTGCAAAGTCCACTGCTTGCACCGCGCCGATTCTTTGCAGTTACGCGCATGTAATTTTCGAACATCGCAGGTCAATGCGTTGTTGGCGCGAACTCATCGCGAACTGTTGCAGTTTGCACTTGTTCGCAGTACAGTTGGCAGCATGGTCAAACAGTCCTACGGGGTGTGGCAGGAACTCCGGATCATCCGTGAGCGCACAGGTTGGTCATCCGCCGAGCTGTCCCGCGAAAGCGGAGTTTCCGCCCCTTACCTCTCCCAGCTTGAGAACGGCGACCGATGGCCGAACGCCACCGTCACCAAGAAGCTCGCCGTCGCGCTCAAGGTTCCCGTCTCCGTATTAGAGCGGCCAGCCGAGCAGAAAAACCCCGCCGCATAAAAAAGCCCTCACCTGTGTGCAGCAGGTGAGGGCAGAGACAACGAGGAGAAGCTCGAATGTCTGAACTCAATCGTATCAACCGAGGGGTCTGCCCGACTCCAGGGAAGAAGCAGTACCGGTCACAGGCCGAAGCGAATCGGCATCAGCGCCAGAAGTTCGCCGGCTACGGCAACCGCAAGGAACGTCTCTACGCCTATCAGTGCCCGAGTGGTGAGCACTGGCATTTGACCCATCACACACCTGAGGTGCAGCAGACCGTGTTCGACAAGACCACCGGACAACCAGGTCTCGTGCCCACCTCGAACATGTTCGACGGACACGACGTGCGTCACGTGTTCACCGATCAGCCCTACTGGGTTGCCAAGGACGTGTGCGAGGCCGCCGGTATCTCGAAGTACCGGGACGCGATCATTCAGTTGGACGACGACGAAAGGGTGTACCTGTTCGTGGACACCCCTGGTGGTCCTCAGCGGATGGTCGCGGTCACTGAGGCTGGTGTGTGGTCGCTGTTGATGATCAGCCGGTCTCCGAAGGTGAAGCCGTTCAAGCGGTGGATGACGCATGAGGTGTTGCCGTCCATCCGCAAGACCGGCGGGTATTCCGCCGCCGATACGAACATCGCGCTTCCTGACCGCAAGACTTTGGCCCAGTGGGTGGTTGAGGCGGAGACCCGCGCCGAACTGGCTGAGGCGAAAGCGCTGGAGTTGTCCGTGCCGGCGTCGGCGTGGAACGAACTCGCTGAGGCAGCTGGGGACTACTCGGTGTCGGATGCGGCGAAGGTGTTATCCCGCGATCCGGCGGTGAACATCAAGGAACGCGCCCTGTTCCAGTACATGTCGAGCATCGGTTGGGTGTTCAAGCGGCAGGGTCGGTGGAAGGCGTACCGCACCCAGTTGGAGACGGGTCGCCTCGCCGAGAAGGTGGCCAAGCCGTTCTGGCATGAGACCCGCGGCGAGTACGTCAACGGTGAGCCGACGGTGCGGATCACGCCGAAAGGTCTGGCGGAGTTGCACAAGCGTCTCGGTGGTACCGGGCAGCTCGCTTTGGTGGCCGCGTCATGACGTTCATCTTCTACTCAAAACCTCAGCGTCTGATCAAAAAGTCACACGGCGGCGTGACCATCGGTCTAGGGAACTACGACGGAACCGACCTGGCCTACCTCAATGTTGGTGACGGTTACCGCAATGACGGCGATGTCCTTCTCACCGCCGATGAACTCACGGACCTGATAGATCAGCTCACCATCATCCGAAACGCGATGAGGCTGACATGACTTTCCACGCGAGGCCGCGGCCGAAGGTGCAGCACTGGCCGAAACCGAAGAAACCACTGTTTGTGTCGAAACCGAAAGGGGGAGCGAGATGATCGAGGCGTACCCCGTGGAGCAGGTGGCAGACAAGTACCTGCCTCACATGAAGGACCGGGTTCGGTGGATGAAGCGCCGACTCAAGAAGGGCGAGATTCCGGGGAAGCAGCTGTCGCGGAGTGTGTGGGTGATGACGGACGCCCATATTGAGCAGTGGCTTTCGGGTGGCCCGTCTGTAGCCCATCAGGAGCCGGTTGAACCGGTGTCGTTGGCTGATGGGTTGTCGGCGCGGTCGCGGCGGAGGCTGGCGTCATGACTTATACCGCTGACGATTTCCGCAAAGCCGCCGATTTGATCGAGCGCATTTATCCGGACTTCGACTTGACCGTTGCCGACCTGCGCGTCCGCGCTGATCGCATGGAAGCCGCGTTCAGGAAAGACGGCCAGGTAGATGAATTGGCGAGTCTCATTGTCAGCGTGGCCCGAACCACTGCCTACGCCATCCTCACTGATGGCCGGTGGAAGCGGGTGGAGGATGCCTGATCCCGCAGTAGAAGCCGCAGCGCGTGCGTGGGAATGGTATCCCGTTCCAAAAGACATTCCGCTGGTTGTTCGCTCTGTCCCTCTCGCCGCTGCCCGCGAGGCGTTGGAGCCGATCCGCGAACTACACCACCCAATCGATGAGCACGGCGATTCTGTCGAAGAGTGCAGCGAGTGTAGACACCGTTGGCCCTGCGATACCGCCAAGCTGATCTACACCTCTGAGGAGCTGGAGCGATGAGTGATGTTTGTTGAGCGGGCCAAGGCCGATATGGAGCTGTGGGACCGCACTCCGTGTGTGGAGATCGAGGTTCTCACTGGCATGACTGCGGCAGAGGACGCGTATCGGCGTGCGCCTGAGACTGTCGCCGAACTTGTCGCTGAGGTTGAGCGGCTGCGGGCAGAGAAGCTGGGGCTGGAAATCTCGGAATCCAATCTGCTTGTCGAGCTGCGCGACGAGGTTGAGCGCCTGCGCCCCAGGGTGATTGAGACCGTCGAACAACTCGACGCGCTGCCGATCCGCTCACTAGTCCGGTCGGACATCGGTGAGGTATTCGAGCGTCTCCGCGGTGGATGGGACTGCCTTCACGAGGACGGCAGTGCTGGCCTCGTGATGCCCTTCGCAATCCGACTCCCCGCCCGCGTGCTCTACACCCCGGCGGCGGTGGGCGAGTGATCTGCAACGGAATGCTTCCCGCGCCGTGGGGTAAAAACTTCGGTCCGTCAGATCAGACGGGTGGCTGTCGGCGGCCGTGGGGACATAAAGGGCCGTGCCATCCCGTCGAACTGGCGGAAGACAAACAAACCATGGAGGACCGGTGAGTACGTCTGCTCCTAAGCATCGGAGTGTGTGCCAACTGTCGGGTGAAGTGACTCGCCCGTATGGGGTGTGGAAAGCGTTGGCGGAGTTCGACGCCCGTCAGTTGCGTGAGGCTGCGGAGTTGGAGGCGTTGCGTGAAGAAAACGCGCGGTTGAGGTGCCGGCTGCAGGAACTGGGGGAGACAGCGTGAGTGGTCTGCTCTGGATTCTCGTGGCCGTTGTCGTTGCCGCTCAGGTTCCCCAGGTGGTTCTGCTGATGGCCCCGCGTGCGTTCTGGGACGGCTTGTACGACAGCCGACCGACAGCGGCGTGCTTCCTGTGGGGATATTCCCACCCCTTCGGCCCGGATTGGAGTAACCGGTGAATCTTGTTGAGCGTTTGAATGCCAGGTTTAACAACGTGATTCATGACGGGCTCGCCTTGGTGGGTGCTGTGGTGGATCCGTGGCTGGCCAAGCTTGAGCGTCAGGCCATGAGCAATGCGTTGGGTCGGGATTTCGGCCTGGACTACGCGGATGGTCTTGCGGCTGCGGAGGCTGAGGAAGAAGTCCACGAACCCGGATTCGTACTGCTCGACGAGTTCATGGAGTTGGGGGAGTTCCTGGATTCTGCGACCGCGGAAGAACTCGCCGCCATGCGCCAGCAGCGTGAGGTGTCCGAAGACGATCTCACGATGCGCATCGCTGATCTTCATGGCTGGTCTGTGCCGAGCATCGTGGACAGTCGGATCGCTCGGGCTCTGCTGGAGACGTATCACATCACCCCGAAGTAAAGGCGGGCCGCCGCCCCATTGCGCGGGACGACGGCCCTAACACCGGAAACACCCATCCAAAACAAAGAGAAGGAACACCCAATGTCCATTGATCTCGACCGCATCACCCACCCCCTGCGCCTCGCACAAGGCAGCCATCAACCAGGATCCGGGAAAGGCTGCGCCATGAACGTCATCTCATACATCAACGGTGACACCAAAATCACCGACTACCCCGAATGCTCAGCACGCCCACTGGCCGCCCTGGTGCAGATGTGCAACGACCAACTTGCTGGACCTGACGGATTTCTATCACCCGAGAACAGTGTGCTGGTTCTCGACTTGGGTTGGAAGACAGTCGGCACTGCAGGCGTTTCGGATGCTGTCCACGCGTTGTGGATTGCCGACATGCTGGACTCCCCAGAGTGGGGCGCCGTCCGGTTCGCGGATGAGGTTGGTGCGGTGGCGATCCGCGAGATTGCGGATTTGCACCGTCAGGCGGCGGCGGGTCAGGTGCCGTTTGCGTGGGCCGCACGGAGCGCCGCACGGAGCGCCGCATGGAGCGCCGCACAGAGCGCCGTATGGAGCGCCGCATGGAGCGCCGTACGGAGCGCCGCACGGTACGCCGCAGAGAGCGCCGCATGGAGCGCCGCAGAGAGCGCCGCACGGAGCGCCGCAGGGAGCGCCGCACGGAGCGCCGCATGGAGCGCCGCAGAGAGCGCCGCACGGAGCGCCGCATGGAGCGCCGCACGGAGCGCCGCACTGAGCGCCGCACGGAGCGCCGCACGGAGCGCCGCACTCATCGAGTTCACGCGGCAGTCGATTACCCGGTGGCGCGAACTCGCCGACCTCGACCCTGAAACCGAGATTGACGCAGCAGATATCAATTCCGCTCTGGCGCGGATCCACGGCTGACGCAGGCGGGCCGCCGCCCCATTGCGCGGGACGACGGCCCTAACACCGGAAACAACACAACCAAAGAAAGGACGCTTCCGATGCTAACCCCAGATTCTAAACCCGCATGGTGGGACCACCACCAAACCAACTGGTCCGACCTCCCCGTCACCACCAACCCCCCCATGGCTGACCTCGACCTCTTGAAGGAACTGGAGGACCTGGCGGAGTTGGTGTTGATCCACACGGAGAGTGTGTCGTGGTTCCGCCCGTTCCTGCCGCCGCACCATTGGGAGAACGAGCCGACGATCTGGGAGCAGATGAACGGCGACGCTGTTGTCGGGTTGTTGCGTGACTACCTCACCGAGGGAGACGCAGCATGAGGCGCAACGAGAAGTCCTGGCGCTACTGGTGGACCATGCCCCTGCTGATCGCCGCGGGCATCATCGGCCCCGGACTCGCCGCACCAGAAGCCAAAGCAGACATCACATCCGACGCGTTCGTCATGGCACTCGACTCCGAAGGCATCACCTACAGCTCCAAACCCGCCGTCATCAACGCCGGCAAAGCCGTCTGCGACGTCCTCGACACCGGCTACACCATGTACGAAGCCTCAGTCTTCGTGTACAACAACTCCAACCTGAACCTGTATGACTCAGGGTATTTCGTGGGTGCCGCCACCGCATCGTTCTGCCCTGAACACCTGACCGGGACGGGGTGGGTGTGATGCCCAACAACCCATACATCCGGCTCGCAGAGGTACACGCCGAGGACTGGCGCCGCGACGCGATCTGCAGACAGGTCGACCCGGATGCGTGGTTCCCCGAGAAAGGGATCCGCAACGACTACGCCAAGGAAACCTGCTGGAAATGCCCCGCCCAGTCACGGTGCTTACAGCACGCGCTGGAAAACAACGAGTCCTGGGGCATTTGGGGTGGATTCACGGAGAAGGAACGACGCGCTATCAGGCGTGGAGAAATGACCCCGGTGAACCAACGCAAAATGATGCCTTGCGCGATCTGCGGTAGCGACTTCACACCGAAACACCGCCGCGCCAAGTATTGCTCCACGAAATGCAAGAACCGTGCCTGTGCGTTGGCTCGCCGGCAGCAGAGGCGGGGAGCATGAACATCGACTGGTTCGCTGTCGAGTGCGCCTCCAACGGGACACCGATGCGGCTCAACACTGATGAGCGTCGAATGTTGGTGCGGCGCCGGCCGAACCTCCCCGAGGTTGAGTTGGCTCGGCGATCGTTTTGCACCGTCAGAACCATCGAACGTGATCGTGCCGACTTGGCCGACGCAGAACAGCAGCAGTGCCCCCTGTGTGGTCAAGCCGCGTGGGTGATCCACACCGGGATTGTGGAGGCGCACCCGGACAAGCTGCTGCAGGAATGCCCTATGTCGGGCCAGTCGGTGGCAGCTGATTGGGAATCGCAAACCGCCGCAACCGTTGTATGGCTGTCCAGGCGTATCCGTGTCGGCGACTCCATCGGCGTGTGGGACTACCTCACCAAGCTTCCCGAGGACCAGCGCACCCAACTACTCATGGCCGCGTTGGCTGGCATCCCTGATGTGGAGGATCCGTTCGCGTGGATCACTGAGGAAGTGGAGCAGGTCGCATGAGCAACGGAAACCGGCTTACCAAGGAGCAGGTGAAGATGATCCTGTCGATGACTCGTGACGGGTTTTCCGCCAGGCATATTGCTGAGGTTGTGGGGTGCTCACCACGCACGGTTACTCGTGTGAGGGCCGCAGCCGATGCGCGGGTGATGAACCCTGACAGGTTCACCCCACTCACCGCAGACCAGCTGGAGTTCGCCGAATACCTCGTCGAGGACGGCGCCTCCTACCAGGAGGTTGCCCGCACATTGGGGGTGTCCCGTACCACCATTGAGAGGCACTTTCCTGGGCGGGCGTGGACCAAGAGGCAGGCTGCTGAGTTCACCGCGTTGCTGAAGAAGTTCCGTCGGCTGGAGGCGTCGTGATGTGCAGGTGTGGGCACAACCGGTCCTGGCACAGGTATGCGTGGGATCGGTTCCGTCAAGTGTGGGACACCAGTTGTGAAGCCACCAACTATCACGGCCCTGCTGGGCATGAACGCTGCCGCTGCTCCAAATACCAAGACAAGGAAGACGAATGATCACTGATACGAGGGTCATCACTGCGAGGGATGACGCGAAAGCCGGCGCAGCCGCACTTGATGACGCGAGGTGTGCTTTGCATGAGCTGTTGTCGGAGGGGCCGCAGTTGCCGTTCCTGGACCGTGAAGCACTGGAACTCAACCTGGAGGTTGTAAACAAGGCGTTGTCTCGGGTTGATGCGGTGATCGGCTCGTTGGACCGGCTCGCGGACAGGTGGACAGCATGAGCACCGAAACCCAAAACCTCACGTGGGAATGGTTCACCGGTTTTGTTGGCCCCGGTAGGTGGCGTGCGGTACTCCCCGGTGATCGGCGCAACGCGTGGATCAATCCGTCCGATGTGGCGGGTGATTTCCGTTGGTCTGTTGAGGACAACACGTGTGCGCGGGTTTTGGCGTGGGGGTATGAGGAAACGTTGGACGCCGCGATGGCCGCTGCCGCCGCTGCTGCTGCGGAGGTGACCGAATGAGTGACCCGACTGCCACACTCGCCCTCTGCAAATGGTTGGAAGACCGGCTAAAGCAATGGAAAGCAGAAGCCAAACAACAACTCGGGTTACTGGCGGGGGAGCGGAAAGCCGCCGTCGTCGCCGGACAAGTCATCGGACACGTGTCGATGGCGAAAGGCCGAAAAACCGCCAAAGTCACATCCGAAACAGCACTGCTCGCCTACGTGAAAGCGAACTACCCCACCGAAATCGAAGTCGAAGAACGCGTACGACCCGCATTCCTCAAACAACTCCTGGACGACGCAGCGAAGAAGGGCGCGTTCGTTGACGTCGATGGGGTTGTGATCGATGGGCTGATCGATGTTGTTGAGGGTGACCCGTATCCCATTGTGAAGTTGTCGGATGACTCGGATGTGACGATCGCTGGTTTGTTGGCTCGGGGTGCTCTCGGGGTGTCCGGGTTGAAGGAGATCGAACAATGACCCTCAAAACCCGTCCCCCAACCGGCGCTGTCCCATGGCCGCTCATCCTCGTCGAAGGTGGAGAGAAGGCCGGCAAATCGTGGGCCGCAGCGGTCCTCTCATCTTCGGACAGGGTCGGCCGCACCTTGTGGATCGACTGGGCTGAAGGTGCCGCCGACGAGTACGGGGCAATCCCCGGTGCCCGCTACGAAGTCATCGAACACGACGGCACATGGACCTCCATTATGGAGCAAGTCCGCGCCGCCCGAGACGAAGCCCAGCGTGCCATCGACGCCGGGGAGAAACCCGTTGTGCTGGTGATCGACTCGATGACCGCCGAATGGGACGACCTCAAAGAGTGGGTCGACACAAAAGCCCGAAGGCGCGAGTCGAACCGCAAAAAACTGGAGAAGGATCCCGAGGCGGAAATTCAGATCACCACCGATCTGTGGAATCTAGCCACTGCCCGACACAAAGAACTCATGCGGGTGTTGATGCGGTTCCCCGGGATCGTGGTCATGATCGCCCGTGGTGCTGATCAGGTGGCGATGGAGAACGGGAAACCTACCTCGCAGCGGACGTGGAAGGTTGAGGGGCAGAAGAATCTGGCGTTCGACGCCTCAGTGTGGGTGAGGTTGAACCGGGGTGAGCATCCGCAGATCATCGGTGCCCGTTCGGTCCACGCCGGCATCATTCCAGGCGAAGACAAGCCCCGCCGCGTCCCGGATTTGACGCTGGAACAACTGGTGTTCGACATTCTCAAGTGCGACCCGAAGACCGCCCATGTGCGGGAGTTGGAGTCGGTTCAGGATCGGGTGCTGGAGCTGATGGATTTGATCGCGGCTGCAGAGTCTCGGGATGTGTTGACCGGGTTGTGGCGGGACGCGAAGGCCGGTGAGTTGTTGAATGTTGGGGTCGCTGATGGTCCTACGGTTCAGGAGGCGTTGGCGGCCCGGGCGCAGGTGTTGGAAGCCAGGCAGGCGGAAGCATCATGAGCCGCCGGTTCACGGGGTTTCCCCCGGAAGTCAAGGAACTGATCTGGTCTCGTGCTCATGGTCGTTGTGAACGCTGCAACGAGTACGCCTCGGACGCTACTGCGCACCATCGCAGGCCCCGTGGTCTTGGCGGATCTCGCCGCGACGACACCAACGTGGCGTCCAACGGGCTGTGGGCTTGTGGTGCTTGTCATCGTTGGGCGGAGTCCTATCGGGCGCAAGCGTTCGCCGACGGCTGGCTTGTTCGTCAAACCCAATCCCCCATCCAGATTCCCGTCCTGTACCGCGGGCAATGGGTGTTGCTCGACGACGACGGAAACACCTACCGGATACCCGTGGAGGCAGCGAAATGACCGGCCACATGTCATACACCGAGTTTGTGGCCGCGAAGGCAAGGTTTGACAACACCTATGGCCATCAGGTTGACCCGGGCGAAATTCACTCGATGTTGTTGCCGCACCAACGCGATCTGGTGCGTTGGGCTGTCGCCGGGGGGCGGCGGGCGATCTTCGCGGCGTTCGGATTGGGCAAGACGGTGATGCAGTTGGAGATTGTCCGCCTGTCCCTGGCGAAGCACGGCGGCGGTAAAGGTCTGATCGTGATGCCGCTGGGGGTGCGGATCGAGTTCGCCCACGACGCCAACATGCTGGGCATCGACACCCGGTTCGTTCGCCGTACAGAAGAAGTCGGTGGCGACGGAATCTATCTCACCAACTATGAGAGTGTCCGCGACGGAAAGTTGGACCCGACACTGTTCACGGCCGTCTCACTCGATGAGGCCAGCGTGTTGCGGTCTTTCGGGTCCAAGACGTACCAGTCGTTCCTCGATCTGTTCGACGGGGTGCCCTACCGCTACGTCGCGACGGCCACGCCGTCACCGAACCGGTACAAGGAGCTGATTCACTACGCGGGCTATCTCGGGGTGATGGACACCGGGGCGGCGCTCACGCGTTGGTTCCAGCGGGACTCGACGAAGGCGAACAACCTCACCCTCTACCCACACAAGGAGCGCGAGTTCTGGCTGTGGCTGAACACGTGGGCTGCGTTCGTGCAATCACCGGCCGACCTAGGTCACGACGCCACCGGCTATGACCTGCCGCCGCTGGAGGTGTTGTGGCATGAGGTTGATCCGCCTGCTGATGAGTTCGACTTCGAGCGTGACGGGCAGGGCCAGTTGGTGCGCGGGGTGAACCTCGGGTTACCGCAGGCTGCGGCCGAAAAGCGCCGGTCGCTGGATGCTCGGCTGGCCAAGCTGACCGAGATCGTCACCGACCACGCCGCGCACGGTGAGGGCCAGATTGTGATCTGGTGCGACCTCAACGACGAGCAGCGCGCCATCGAGAAGGCCCTCGAAGATGCTGGGTTGAGCTTCTCATCGGTATACGGGTCGCTCGACCTGGACGAGGTGGAGCGCCGCCTGGCCGACTGGAAGAACCGCGACACCTACGCGCTGATCGGCAAACCAGTGATGCTCGGGCAGGGCATGAACCTGCAGCAGGCCCACACCTGTGTGTACATCGGCATCACGCACAAGTTCAACGATCTGATCCAGAGCTTGCACCGGATTCAGCGGTTCGGCCAAACCCATCCCTGCACAGCCCATCTCATCCACTCCGAGACCGAGCGGGAAGTGGTGCGGGTGATCCGCGAGAAATGGGCACAACACCGAGAGTTGACATCAACGATGACCGACATCATTCATGAGTACGGACTTGACCCCGAAGCGATCTCCGAGGCGCTGCAACGCTCCATCGGATGTGAGCGCATCGAAGCATCCGGTGAGGGATGGGTGTTCGCCAACAACGACTGCGTTCACGAAACCAAGAGCATGGCAGACGATTCGGTGGATCTGATCGTCACCAGCATTCCATTCTCCAACCACTACGAGTACACGCCGAGCTACAACGACTTCGGCCACACCGACAACAACGAGCACTTCTGGCAGCAGATGGACTACCTCACACCGGAGCTGCTGCGCATCCTCTCGCCGGGTCGTATCTACGCCTGCCACGTCAAGGACCGCATCTTGTTCGGAAACGTCACCGGCGCCGGCGTGCCCACGGTGTCACCCTTCCACGCCGAGGCGATCTTCCACGGACGCAAACACGGCTTCGACTACCTCGGCATGATCACCGTCGTCACCGATGTGGTGCGGGAAAACAACCAGACGTACCGGCTGGGCTGGTCAGAGCAGTGCAAAGACGCCACCAAGATGGGCGTCGGCTCCCCGGAATACGTTCTGTTGTTCCACAAACCGCAAACAGACAGGTCGAAGGGATACGCCGACACACCCGTCACCAAATCCAAGGACGACTACACCCGTGCCCGTTGGCAGGTGGACGCGCACGCGTTCTGGCGCTCGAGCGGAAACAGGACACTGACAGCCGACGAGCTCGCCGCGCTGCCACCAGACCAGTTGGCCTCACTGTTCACCAAGCACAGCCTGCAGGACGTCTACGACTACCAGTCACACGTCCGCATCGGTGAGCAACTCGAAGGTCGCGGCGCCCTGCCTGCCACGTTCATGGCCATCGCCCCGGGATCGTGGTCACCTCACGTGTGGCACGACGTGAACCGGATGATCACCTTGAACGGGGAGCAGAAACGCCGCAACGTCCAAATGCATGTGTGCCCCCTGCAGTTCGACATCGTTGACCGGCTGATCACTCGTTTCTCGAATCCTGGCGAGTTGGTGTTCGACCCGTTCGGCGGGCTGGGCACCGTGCCGTTGCGGGCTCTGACACTCGGTCGGCGCGGCCGCGGTGTGGAACTCAACCCCGGCTACTACTTCGATGCTGTCAAGTACCTGCAAGCCGAAGAGCGCCAGCGCGACATGCCCAGTCTGTTCGACCTCGAGGACGCGTCATGATGTACACGGTTTCGGGGACGTGGCCCCACTACATCGTCACCGGTGGAACCGAACCACCGAAATGCTTCAACTCCACCGTCACCGCCGTCAAATACCTGGAACAGATTCTCCAGCAAGGCGACACCATCAACTGGCAGGTCCCATGATCACTGTTGTTTGCGGGGAATGCGCCCGCACCCAAGGCCGGCCCGTCACCGCCGAATTATTCACCACCACTGACGACGCCGAACGATTCATCCGCCGACACCACGCCTTCGCCGACCACCGAGCACACATCCAGGAAGAGGTCACCGCATGAAACACATCGTGATGTTCTCCGGCGGTATCGGTTCATGGGCCGCAGCGAAACGCGTCACCGACACGCACGGCCCCGAAAACGTGACCCTACTGTTCGCGGACACCGCTGGCGACGGCACCGAACCGTTCCTCGGAGAAGACCCCGACTGCTACCGGTTCATCCGGGAATCCGCCGCCCAGTTAGGTGCAAACCTGGTGTGGTTGAAGGAAGGCCGCAACATTTGGCAGGTTTTCCACGACCGCCGATTCCTCGGCAACTCCCGCCAGGCGAACTGCTCCACCGAACTGAAACAAAAGCCCTGCAGGGCGTGGCTGAACGAACACTGCGACCCCCAAGACACGACCGTCTACATCGGCATTGACTGGTCAGAGGAGCACCGCAAACCCGCCATCGAAAAAGCTTATGCACCGTACAAGGTGGGGTTCCCGATGACCGAGCCACCGTACATGGATAAGCAGCAGATGCTCGAATGGTGCCAATCAGAGGGCGTCACCCCGCCACGCATGTATCGGGAAGGCTGGGCGCACGCCAACTGCCAGGCCGGATGTGTCCGCGCGGGGAAAGCCCACTGGCGCAAACTACTCACCCTCTACCCGGAACGGTATCTGTACCACGAGCAACGTGAACAGGAACTCCGCGACTATCTCGGCAAAGAGGTATCCCCCAAGGTCGAACAACTGGTCCTGAGTGCTGTTTTCGATGCGTTCCCGGAACGCCCGCAACGTGAGCGGAACCTTCTTCGACCCTTTGTCTTCGGGGAGTTCTTCAGCGGTGAAGCAACCACACCCCCCGATATCGTTCGGGTCGTCATCAGCGCTGGAGTCGGACAGGATCGCCACGTCTGTGACGTGTTTGTTGTGTGATCATCCCCGCTCCACTCACACACCCCAATGCCGAACCCGGCTGGGTGTGGATGCGGATGACATGACCCGGTACACGCAGTGCCTATGCCCAGGATTCGAAGGCACAGAAGAGGAGAACGACTGATGGGAAGGAAAGCCACTGGCAAGGACCACTCGGAAATCAACCTGGCAATCTGGGGTGATGATGACTGGTTAGATCTCACCCCGCCAGCCCAACATCTGTACTTCGTGTTGTGGACGAGCCCCCAACTGTCCTATTGCGGTTCGGGGGAGTGGCACGCCGGCCGAATCGCCGCGATGGCCAAGGGATGGACAGTTCAGGCCGTCGAGGCGGCCGCCGCAGAGCTGTCCCGCGATCTGTTCCTGATCATCGACACCAACACCGACGAGTTTCTTCTGAGGTCGTGGATCAAGCACGACGGCCTGTGGAGGAAACCGAACATGGCTGTGTCGATGGCTAACGCGCGGGCAGCGTTGGCGTCGAGGACATTGCGCGGGGTTGTGGTGCATGAGGTACAGAAGATCAAGGCCCGCAATGAGGCTGACGCGAAAGCCAACAGTGATGTGATCGTGTCGGCTGGGTGGCAGCGGGATGCAGTCAAGGAACTGCTGTCTCAGAAGGCGATTGATCCGGCCACGTTGGAGCCGTTTACCCCCGGTTCAACCCCTAGTCCAACCCCTAGTCCAACCCCTCCGCTAACCCCCGGTCCAACCCCCGGTCCAATGGTTAAGCAGGGGGATGGGGTTAACCCCCCGTCTAACCCCGGGGCTACTCCTACTCCTGCTCCTTTCTCCTTCTCCAACTCCTTAGGGGGTTACGTAAGTACGGAAGGTCACCAGGAGCCCCCATCACGTTGCCCCGCCCATATCAATCACCCGAACCCACCGAAGTGCCGCGACTGCGCTGACGCGCGTCGGGCACACGACGCATGGGCAGCCGCAAGGAAACGGGATGAGCTGACGTTGAGGCGGGCCATCAAGTCTGCTCGTGAAGCCTGCACTGAGTGCGATGCCAACGGGCTGATCGAAACCCCAGAAGGCATGGTCCGATGCGTCTTCCATGAAGAACCGCCGGCTGGTTTGGGTGTGGCGCTGTGAAGGACTGGCGGGGGACGAAGGTTCATGTGGAGGCGTTGCGGGTGCGGTGCCGGGATTGTCGCGCTGGGGTGGGTGAGCCGTGTGTGGTTCGGGATGGGAAGGGGCGGGTGTTGAAGGTGTTGGAGGCGTTTCCGGCTCATTCGCACAGGATCGCTGACAGCCGCTCTACGGGTTCTCGGGACGCTGACACCAACCTTGCCCCGAAAGTCGCTCAGCGTGGCGTACAGCCCCCGCAATCAACACCAGGAGACGAACAGTGACCGGCAAGTGGAAGGTTCGGTTGGCTCGCCGGCGCGACGGAAGCCCCTACACGTACCTCCGTATGTGGAACGTGTTCACCCCGGAGGGCCAATTTTCGGGGTCGTTCGACACGTGGGGTGAGGCGATGCGGTGGGCGACGGACATCACCGCGCATGTCGAGTTTTTCTTGGGGTTCCACGAGGAGTCGCGGTGACGATGTTCGTATCGAGCGCGGATGATCCGCGTGTCCTGGAGGCGGTGTCGTGCCGGTCGTGTGACATCTGCAAAGCCCCCAAAGGCCAGCCCTGCTCCAACACGATTCGTCCGGGGAAGCCGCTGCCCGGTCGGGTCATCCACTTCGGGCGGCTCACAGACAGAAACCGAGAACCGAAAGGCGACGAATGAACAACCCCGAGTTGCGTGCAGTACTCACAGAAGCCCTCAGCGAAGCGCTGAAGCGGCTGTGGACCGACCCTGAGGATGCTGCCGACCAGGCGGACTGGGATGCGCTCCCCGGAAAGCTCGCTGATGCCGTTGCTTCTCTTCCGGGTGTGGCGGTAATCCAACTACCCGACGAAGCGGAGATACGTGCTCGCCACATCAGCTTCGGGCGCGGGGCCGACTGTGAATGCTGCCCGCCCTGGATCAAGGATGAAGACATCGATATCGAATACTCCGTCAGTGAGGCGCGCGAATTCGCTGCCGCTCTTCTCGCTGCTGCTGCGGTTGTGGCTACAGGGGAGGAACACCATGGCTGACCTGGGGGTGACCAGGGAAGAGGCCCGGAGGCTTGCCCGCGCCTATTACGACGCGTGGGTCTGGTCGGGCTGCGACGGTTCCCGCTGGGATCGGTTATCCGAAGAGGCTAGGTCCGACTGGGCGCGGCAGGCCCGCCGGTGGCTGTTCGTCATCCGGGCTACAGGGGAGGAAGCATGAGCGACCGCCCACCCATCCGGTTCAAGCTCTCAGACGGATCGTCCTGGCCGCGCCCCGCAATGGAGTCGGACGAATACTACGGCGTCGGCTGGAAGTGCCGTTACAGCCCCGAATCACTGACACGAGAGGATCTGCTGCAGCTTGCGTCAATTGCTGACGCGTATGGATACCTCCTGTTGGAGACAACCCAAAAGCGGCGGGATTTCGTGTGTCGGGAAGCGCGCCGATGGGTTACAGGGGAGGAAGCGTGAGCAGCGAAGCCCAGAACGTGATCGCCGAGGTGATGAAGCAGAACCTCGTGCCGTGGGTGCTTGGATTCGCGGCGGGCATCTCGGACGACGAAATCAACCAAGACTGGGTTACCCATTGGGTTGGCGAGTTCTGCGCCGACACCGCCGAAGCGGTCGACGAAGCCCTCGGAGGACTCAGGCGGGAGACCCGCGTAATCGAGAGCATCTTCGAGCTGGGCGTGCCAGAGCCTGCAACCCGATTCGTTACCCACTGGATGGAGATACCTCATGAGTGATGTTGTTGAGCGGGCCAAAGCCACGCTGGAAGGCGTGACCGAAGGCCCGTGGATCGCCGAGTACAGCAGTGAGGAGGGCAATTGCGTCATCCCGCATGATGCCGAGTCGACTCGTGAGGCCGTCGCCACGACGCACCTGTACCACCAGCGCGCCGATGCCGAGTTCATTGCCCAGGCGCGCACTCTCGTTCCCGAGTTGATCGCCGAAGTCGAACGACTCCACACCTGGGACGGCCTCATGGAACTGCTCGACGAGCACTGGCCCGCCGACATCTTCCCGACACTCCCCGATGACGACAAGCGTGATCCAGGCCCGCGCATCATCTCCCTGCTGCGGTGGGTGTCTCGTCTCCGGGCGCAGGAAACACGAATCCGGAAGCTGGCTGAGCGTGCGGCTGAAGTACGCGCTTGGTCCGAACCCGACGGACCGACGTGCGACGAAGCGAACGCGCTCAACGCGCTTGGCGAAGACATCCTCGCTGCGTTGGCCGAGGAGGAAGCGTGAGCAGCGAAGCCCAGAACGTGATCGCTGGGGTTGTGCAGAAACACCAATGGCACGGGGGCATCCTCGGATGCGGAAGGGGCTGCGACTGGCGCCCCTCGTTTGATCGAACCTGGGCATGCGGCGAGGAAGAACGACTCAGCCGCGAGCACGCAGCGCATGTGGCCGAGGAAATCGACAAAGCCCTCGGAGGACTCACCCGTGAAGAGCAATGGGTTCCCGTGGAGGAATCCGGACACCGCTGGGCGGGTCGGAGCAGGGAGGCCGCAGAGGTCAACCTCAAGTACTTCTCGGTCACGGGAATCGACCACGACCCGGAGGTCGACTCTCCGCTTGTCCGAATTGAGCACGAGGCCCGCTGGGTGTCGGGATGGGGCGAGGCGTGAGCGATCGGTTCTATGTCTTGGACTGCGATAGGTGCGGAAAGACGTTGGGTTGGACCACCAATGCTGCATTCCCGATGTGTGGGTTGACGCGGTGCACCGACTGCATGCGGGAGGCGATCGCGTGATTCAGGTTCATTGCCGGGAGTGCAACCGTGTCTGGGACCAGCCGTGCGAAGACTGCGGCAGGGACAAGGCTGATGCTCATCAGCGTCGGTCGGGGCATACGGATATTCACATCATCCCGGACACCACACCCCCACGGCCCGTGGTGGATCAGGGGTGGGCGGAATGGCTCACGAAAGGAAAACCATGAGCGATGACAGCTTCGCTCTGTACCACTGGGCACCCAAATCCCGCCGCGGACAGATCAACCGATACGGCCTACGACCAGGATCACTCTCCTCGGACCGGCTATGGAAACCGCCCTACATCTGCCTCGCAGACGGACCGCTGTTCGCGTGGCAGTTGATCGGCCGCTACCGCCCGATGATCCATGAATGGGATCTGTGGTGGACCACGAGCAGCGCGGCAGCACCCATGGAGATGATTCCGTGCGACGACGGTAGGCCCCGCGAATACCGCGTCTACCACCGCATCTATAAGCGTGACCTGTGGTTTGTAGGCACGAGGCTCAACGAGCACCACAAGGAAGGCCAACCATGAGCACCCCTGAGCGTGACGCCCTGATCGAGAAAGTCGCCGAAGCGATCCGCGGGGAAACATCCTCCGGGCGCATCTTCCCGTGGAACACCCTGACCGAGACGGAAAAGGATCCGTGGCGGCGTATGGCGAACGCCGCGTTCGACGTCCTCATCGACGCCTGGGCTCCTCCGTTTTGACCGGCCGCAAGATCGTCACCCCCGCCGATCACATCAACCGGGCCAAAGAAGAAGCCGCTGCGGGGGATTACCAGGCAGCGCAGACTCACGCTCTGATCGCTATCGTCCAACTACTAGCCGAAAAGGACCAACAATGAGCAACCTTCGCCTCCCCTGCATGGACTGCGGGGAACCGATGAGCCGGATCTACCCGAACGCCCGCGAGGAATTGGCGTGGGCGCACACCTCACTGGAGGACGCGGAGCTGTGCCCTCGTGACCGATCGGTCCGCCCTTGGCCTATGCCGAAACTGGAGGACCAGCCTTGAGCCTGTCTGTGATTCTCGCTTCCCAGGCTCGTTTCCTCACTGAGAGCCCTGTTTGTCCGGCGTGTTTCCAGCCCCGCACCGAGCATTCCACCGACTGCAAAGGACACCACAAATGAGCGTCTACGCACTGAAGCAACCGCGTCCAGACGGGGGCGAGTGGATCCAGGAGCACGACAGCCTAGAGGATGCGCTTGAGTTCCAGTCGCATAGCGGCGGCATTCTCGTCCGCCGCGAGGCTGTACCTGGGCAGCCTGGACTGTGGTGGGTAGAGGTCAACACCGAATTGCCCAGCGATGTCGGGTCGGTTGTGCAGTCTGAACCCAACCAGGAGGGGGAGACGAATGTCTGATGCTCGTGTGGGGGCGTGGATCGCGGCGTGGGACGCGCTCAACGCCGCCACCAACACCCTGAAAAAATGCCCCATCCAAGACCCCGACGAGTATCGGGCGTTCTGCCAACTCCAAGCAGACATCTACGCCCACCTCGCCGACGTCCCGGCAGAGGTCGGTGTCGGCGCAGCGGAATGGCTTGAACACCGCGAGAAGGAACTACGGGAACAGAAACGTCGGGAACAGAAAGAAGATATGTTCAGGAAGGCGTTCGACAAGTGAGCATGGACTTCCACCTCCCCAGGGCTGACCAACTCAAACTACAAGAGGCGCTCGGCGGAATCCCCACACTCATCGAGGACCTCGCCGTAACCATCACACGCCAAGCCCGCGTACAAAAACCCGGACTCGGGAAACTTCGAAGGCGGAAAGCTGAGGCGCGCATCCCGTTCCACATCGGCGCAGTAGAAGCCGCAGACGAACTGCACAACGCCCTGATCAAATGGGTCAGGTTCACCTGCGACGCCCGACAAACCCCGTACACCGAATCCAACGATGACATCACTCTGGCCCGCTGGCTGAGACGCAACGTGACCGCCCTCGCCCTCATCGAAGGCTCCGAAGAATCCTGGCCTGAAATTCACCACCGGATTGACGAGTGCCGCAAGCAGATCGACTTGCCCCCAGAGGATGACATCGTGATCGACCCGGAACGGGTCCGCCAGGCCAACCGTCAAATCCTCACCGCCGGCCAGATAGAAAAGATCGCCCCACGCCTCGGCGCACTCGGTGCAGGGCTGAACAAACGTCGGGTCCAGACCCTCGTGAAAAGCAAGCGACTGCGGCCCTGCGCAGTCGACGGAGAAGTCCGGTTCTATCGCCTAGGAGATGTGCTCGACGCGCACCACAGGCAACTACCACGCTCCAAGAAAACAACGTCTGAACAGGTAAAATTAGCAGAATGAGCCGGGTCTTTCGGGTGCATCTCAACGACGTCCTCGCTGCGGAATGCTGCCACCCCAACTGCTACGCGCCAGCCCTTACTGACATAGCCAGTCATGTGCCGTTGTGTGAGCGGCACATCATGGTTGTCTACCGGGAAGCCAATCTCATGCTCGCCAGCCATAGAGCTATGGAACAGGCATATGAACTTCTTCCATCAGAGGCTGAGTTCATCCCAGGCCCATGCCCTCGCTGTGGGGACAGTGGTCTACTTGCCCACTTAGCGAACGGGTTTGTGGTCTGCAAGGCGGCAGGGTGCGACTACGAACGATCCATGGTGGCGTTCTGCACTGAACGGAAGACACTGATGGGTGTAACTGCCGCAACTGATGACGTCGTGTACTACATGCGACTGGGAAACCGTGCCAAGATCGGTACCAGCCGAAACCTCAAGGCCCGCATCGGAGTGATTCAGCCAGAGGACTGCATGGGCTACGAACCGGGGGACCGGAAGCTGGAACGTAAACGTCATGACCAGTTCAAGCACCTGAGGGTGTCTGGTGAATGGTTCATGATTGGCCCCGACCTTGTGCGGCACGTGAACTCGCTGCGGATTGCATGAGCACAGCATTTAGTTGCTATGTTTGTCGCAATTGCCTTAACGGCAAAATTGCGCCGTAACCTTGCTGATTTGACAAACAAGGTTCGATATTCGTGCTAGGCTGTCGCCGTAGGCGCAGGTCATACTTCCTCGCCTGTTAAACGCCCCGGAACCTACCGGGGCGTTTCGCATTTCGGGAGGTGAACCCCCGTTGCCCACCTTCGCCACACCACGATCCCTCAACGACCGCATCACCGACGCTCTCCACAACGTTCGCCTAGCCCGCGAAGACGGAAACCCGAGCATTGTTGAGGCTGCGGAGAAACTGTTGGACCAGTTGTTGGATCGCGTTCCCCGCTCCACCAGCCAGGAGTAGTTGCCGTGCCGCTCAAACACCTCCGCGTCTGCGACACCTGTGATCGTGTCCGTTTCGCACCCTGCGGCAAAGCATGCCGAGTCCCCAACGATATCGATCCTGACTCGTGGCGAATCAATCTGCAGGACGGTGCAGGAACGATCGGTGGCGAAGGGTGTGCCGACAGAATCAGCGACGGCCTCGCAGGCGAATATCCCAAATGAGCAGCCTCACAGACCTCACGGACTTCCTTAACCGCACGCTGAACAACCTGGTTCACCCCGGCGACGAAAACACCAAACCCTTCCCGATCCTCCTGCCGGGACTACGAACTGTCAGTGTCCCCCCGGAACTCGCCGGCCAGTTCGCTGAAGAATCAGGTCTACCGCACCTCGATACCCCGAAACTGGTCGCGGAAGCGCTCGCCGCGGCGATCACACAAAACTATGTGATCCTCACACGCGAAGAAGCAGAACAGCTGCGCCAGAAAGCGGCCGACGCACCGACCGGGCACCGCGTCATCAACATCCGAACCACACCCACAGCCCCGCCCGTGCTGTCGATCACCATCGACAAAACAAGCAACGACGTCATCGTTCCCAAACGAGCCTTGCGGAAAGCGGTCGAACAGTGATCCACATCGAAGTTGACGGGAAAGTGCTCATGCACGCCGATCCCGGCCAGTGGACCACCACGCCACCTGATGTTCAAGCGGTCCAGAAAGCTGGACCCAACGAGCCTTGGATGCTGCCGATCATGGCCGCGCTAGCGAAGGCGGCCACCCTCGCGATGGCCGGGGCGAAACACGAGGACACCACAATCCGCGTGACTACACGCAAGAACGGCTGGACGATGGACTGCACCAATGGATGAGGCAGCCCGCGCCCGCCAGGAGCTGCGCAGATCCAACGCCGCCCAGCCGCACCGAAACCGGCACCGCGAACGCAAAACCGGACGAACCACAGACCGCAACATCTGCTACTGCGGCGACGCCGACTGCCCAGACTGCGGCGAATGGTACGAGTGACGAACTGAGCCCACACATGACCGACGTCGTGATCAACGGAACCCGATACGTTCCCGAAACCACCAACGGAACTCCAATCGGAATCGGAGTCACCACCCGCAACCGGAACACCATCGCCGACGAGACAATCGCCCACATTCGCCGCCACACACCCAACGCCAAACTCGTCATCGTCGACGACGCCAGCGACGAACCATACCCAGCAGCGACCTACCGATTCACTCAACGCGCAGGCATTGCCCGAGCCAAAAACAAATGCCTCGAACTCCTCAACGGCTGCGAACACATCTTCCTGTTCGACGACGACTGCTACCCGATCGCCGACAACTGGTTTCAGCCCTACATCGACTCACCCGAGCCGCACCTGATGTACCAGTTCATCGACCTCGCCGGCGGACGGAAACTCAACGACGTCACGAAGGTCTACGACGACGGCCGACACTTCGCACTGTCCGGGGCGCGTGGCTGCATGATCTACGCACACCGCAGCGTCATCGAACGCGTCGGCGGCCTCGACCCCGACTATGGCGGCTGGGGATGGGAACACCCGTCGTGGTCCGACCGCATCTACAACGCCGGACTCACCACATTCCGCTACGGCGACGTATGCGGCTCCAACAAACTCATCCACTCCATGGACGAGCACCTGGAAGTAAAGCGTTCCGTCCCGACCGAGGAACGCAAAGCCGCCGCCGCCCGCAACGCCGACCTGTACAGGCGGCACCACTACACCAGCAGCCACTACATCCCACTCGTCACGCCGGATCGTCACGTCGTGCTGACCTGTCTGCTGTCGAGCAAGCCAGACCCGCAACGCGGCACACGCATGCGGCCCGACGTCAAACTGCTCGAAACGTTGATCACCTCCATCACTGGAGGTGAAACCGTCGTGCTGTGCGACAACCCACTCACCCACCCGCAGGCGTCATTCGAGCGAGTCACCAGCCCAGTCGATAACCCCTACTTCGCGCGCTGGTACCTGTACTACCAATGGCTCCGCGCCAACCCCGACGTCAAATGGGTGTGGTGCGTCGACGGCACCGACGTCGAAATGCTCACCCCTCCGTGGGAACACATGCAACCCGGGAAGCTGTACATCGGGCACGAACCCGCCGTTGTGGGGATCGACTGGATGCGCAACAACCACAAAGCCACACACCTGCAACAGTTCATCGACACCCACGCCGACCGCACCCTACTGAACGCGGGGATCGTGGGCGGCGACCGGGAAACCGTCATGGCATTCGCACACGACATGGCCGCCGACCACGAAGACCAACTTCGGCGCGTCTGGCACAAAGACGACGCCCCGGGAACAATCATCGGCGACATGGCGACACTCAACTACGTTGCCTATACCAAACACGCCGACCAACTCATCCACGGATCCCAGGTGGTGACGGTCTTCAAGGCCAACGAACGCAACGCCTGGTCATGGTGGAGGCACAAATGACAATGGAGCGGAGCATGAAACCCGGCGACGACGTATGGGTTGACTTCGACGGACTCGAACACGAAGGCACCGTCGAGAAAATCCAGGCGTGCGGATGGGTCAGATGCTCCATCGCCATCGACCCCGAATACGACTACGGCAGCATCACACCACGACTCACACCACACACCACCGTCGCCGTGAAAACCACACGCATAAGGCCACGATGACCCACACCATCGGCATCGTGGCCCACACCAAACGCGCCGAACAAGCACACCGGCTCATGGAAATCGTGGGCGCCGCATACATGAGCATCGACAACGGCACACTCGGATGCGAAGCCAACCACCGCAAAGTGTGGCAACACCTCACCCGCCACAACACAGGCTGGCTCGTGGTCCTCGAAGACGACGCCATACCGTGCAACAACTTCCGCGACCAGCTCGACGCAGCGCTAGCAGTGGCGCCCAGCCCAGTGGTCAGCCTCTACCTCGGGCGAGAACGGCCCCGCGAATACCAACAACGCATCGCCAAAGCCGCTGACACCACAGCACACTGGCTCACCTGCCGACGACTACTCCACGCAGTCGGAATCGCCATACACGCCGACCTCGTACCCCACATGCTCAACCAACTGCCCAACGGCAAACCCATCGACGAAGCAATCAGCGCATGGGCACGCCACCAAAGCCACACCATCGCCTACACATGGCCCAGCCTCATCGATCACGCAGACGAGACGCCAATGATCGCCACCAGAAACGACAACCAACCACGAACACCAGGCCGCGTCGCATGGCAACACGGAACACGCGACACCTGGACCACCGACACCCAACCGATCTGATGCCACGCGCGCCTAAGGTCTGCCGACACGCAGGCTGCACCACACTCACCACAACCGGCACATGCCCCCAACACACCACACACCGCTGGGGCAACCACCAAGGACGCAAAGTCCCACACCGCTTGCAGCAAGCCACCTTCCGGCGCGACAATTGGACCTGCCAAAGCTGCGGCCACACTGCACCGGCGGGTAGCGGACAACTCCACGCCGACCACATCAAACCCCGATCACGCGGCGGCACAGACACACTCGACAACATGCGCACCCTATGCAAGGCATGCCACGCGCCGAAGTCCCGCGCCGAGGCCCGCGGATCGAACACCTGATCGAAAACCGGTCGAAAGTTAGCTGGAGGCGCGAAACGTGCCCTGACCTGCGCAAACGCCCATATGCCCGCAAGCCTCTGACCTGCGGAAACACCCCCCAGCAACCCCCCCCCCCCCGGGGGGTCTGCGCGGCCCCGGAAGGCGC